GACTCGATCTTGTGTCGGCGGCCGCCCCATTTCTGCCAGTCGAACTCGACACGAACGCCGGACGAGGTCTTGCCGCTCTGAAGCACCAGGTATCCGCTCACCGTCGCGCACCGCTGCTCCCGGTCAACGATCTCGATCACCAGCCGGTCCGGGCGGATGATCCTGGGCCTGGCGTTCCAGGGCTCACTGACGTCCAGATCCGGCGCGTCCTCGACCCCGATCACGATCTGCCGAGAGATCACGTCCTCCTCCACGCGAGCGCGCATCACGCCTCCCGACCGGGCGCGAACCACTGGTCCTCGCGCACCGCCTGGGCGGTGACCGGGTCCAGCACCGGCGCCACGTCGGCGACCACCCCGCGGAAGCCGTTCTTGCGGGCCTCGAATTCCAGCGCCGGACCGGCGACCGCCACGAGGGCGTAACCCGCCTGGGCGAGGTGCTCGGCCAGGTGGCCGGCCACACGAATCTGGAAGACGCCGTCGGGCAGGAAGAACTCTTCGGGGAGGTGACGCGCCAGCACCTCCACCGCGCTGTCCTCGTCCAGGGCGACCGAGGCGAGCAGTCCCGCCAGGCGCTCCAGGTTGCTGTTGACCTGATCGATGACCGGCTGCAGGCCCTGGACCACCGCGCCGGTCAGTGCGGAGGTGTCCAGGCTGATCGATCCGGACGTCTGGCCACTCATTCTCTTCCCCTCACCGGCCCGGTATCTCCAGGCCTGTTGCCAACATACCAGTCATGACGGTAAGGTACAACCGAAGAAGCCGAGGGGAGGTGGAGACAGTGGCGAAGATCGTCGTTCAGCACGACCTGGACCCGGCGATCGCCATCGTGCTGGAGTACGAGGCGCCGGGTGGCAGGCATGCCCAGGGTTGGTACGGCGAGTGCACGGAGTGCGGCTGGCCGATGCACCGGTGGGGCCAGCCGTTCGCGATCGACGCGGCCAAGGCCCACGTGGACCGGCACGACGGCTCGGTCGTCGGGATCGACCCCTCGTCGGTCGTCCACTGAGAAGCAGCGCGCCCCGGGCATGAGGCCCGGGGCGCCACCGCGAACGAACAGGAGAGGAGATGTCGTGATCCACCGACGGGACCAGCGTACCGCGCCGATCGTTCTCGGCACCGTACTGAGCACCGTGTCGTTCGGCGCCACGATGTGGATCGGGGCGGGTATCGAGACCGGGCGGGACGTGGCCGGGTTCGTGCTCGGCCTGCTGCTGACCATGATGCTGATCATGCAGACACTGGCCCGGCACGTCCTGCGCCAGCAGGTACGCCGCCTCGGTGCGCAGCGGTATCAGGAGCTCACCGACCAGATCGCCCAGAGTATCGAACTCCTGAATCGGCAGGGTCGGCGATGAAGAGTGCATACGTGGACCAGGCTCTCCACCTCCTGAACGAGCCCGGGACAACTCGCAGAGGCACGACGAACGGCAACGCCAGGGGAGGCAGTGACGACCGGCGCCGTCGCCGGGAGTGGCTGGTCGAGACCTACCGTGCGGACGTGGACGCGGTGGAGCTGGACTTCCCGCTCCTCTACGCGCTCCACACCGAGCTGGGCCTGGGTGTGCCGGCGTGCCGGTGCTACCGGTGCGGAGTGCTGCTGACCGCGGACACCGTCACGGTGGACCGGATCAAGCCCGGGTGCCGGGGCGGGACGTACCGTCGCGACAACATCAGGCCTGCCTGCGCGCCGTGCAACAGCTCCACCGGCGGCCGAACAAGAGGAAGGACGAGGAGATGAGCGCTGGCCACGCCTGTCCGGGCGGCTGCGGGACGGCGGTGCCGTACGTCAAGCTGGCCTGTCTGCAGTGCTGGAGTCGGCTGCCGAAGCCGTTGCGGGACGAGGTGAACGCGGTGTGGAGGCAGCGGAATTCCCACCTCTCGCGGCACCTGCAGGCCGTCTCGGCCGCGCTGCGGTGGTACCGGGACGAGCGGAGCGCACCGTGAGGGACTGGACGATCACCTACGGTGGCAAGCAATTCCGGACGCGTGTGCTCGACCCGCTCCCGCACGAGCAGTTCCGGCGGATGATCCGAGAGACATATCCTGCCAATATCGGTCCGAGCTGGAGGACTCGCTGGGGCCACGAGTTGGTCGAGGAGGGGCTCTCCGGGTCGGGCCGGGCCATGTACGGGTCGGGGGTCGTGCCGCACGACTGGGAGTGGGAGCACGGATGACGGGGTGGTTCGCCCCAGAATATATCTAGTTTGCCCCGGTATTACTTTGATTCCTCCCGGTATGGGGAGGAGCGCACCAGTATTACTTTGATTCCTCCTGGTCTGCGGGAGGTCGCCCCGGTTCTGTGCCCGGTTCACCCCAGAATATATCTGGTTTGCCCTAGTATTACTTTCATTCCTCCTGCTGTGCCTGAGATGTCCGATCCGGTGGCGGAGGTGCTCGGGCCTCGGACTGCCGGGTCTGGCGTCGGATCAGCCGCAGAATCATCCTAGGACGGTGACCGAAGATATGACGGGCGATGTACGGCCGGACTGTTGACAAGCCCTAGGGGGTCCATGGTATCGCGCGCGCGCCCGGCGGACGGGACGTTGTGGGGAACCCCTGGGGACCCCAAACACCTACGCGTATGGAAAAAGTTGTCATTAGTTGATCTTGGCGCACACACGTAATACGCGTATGGGCGCGAGGGGGTTGACGCTCCCCAGGGTCCCCTGTCCCCTAGATGTGGACAAACCAGATATATTCCGGGAGAAACCATAGTAGTTCTAGGGCAAATCGACCCGTGGCTGTAAACGGGGGATCCCCCGTTTCTCCGGAGGCCGTAAACGAAGGGACCCCTCCGTTTTCCTCATGGATCCTCGATTCCCCTCGAATCGCGCTTTGTCAAGGTGGCGCTTCAGCCGAGATGTCCGCGGGCGCCGTACGATGAGGCCATGACCGACGCCGTGCCACTCGTGATCTACGCCCTTGCGGTGGCGCGCCTGACCGGCCTGGTCACGGCCGACACGATCACCGAGGATCTGCGGCACGCCTTCATCGCCTGGCTGGACGACCGGCCCAAGACACTCGGCTCGTTCGTCGGCAGCCTGATCGAGTGCCCGTGGTGCGTGAGCATGTGGGTCGGCCTGCTCGCCGCCTCCCCGGTCTGGTTCTGGGGTGACTCACCCGCCATGCTGATACCCGCCATGGCGCTGGCGTTCAGCCAGGTAACCGGCATGATCTCGAACCTCGGGAGGTAGCTCGTGGCTCTGAAGCGCCTCCGCACCACCGCTGAGGACCTGCCCCGGCGTGTCCCGGCCAGCCTCTCCGCGGCCACCGCCATCGTGGACCTGACGGGTGACAGCTCCTGGCGCACCTGGAAGTTCGGCAACAAGGAGTGGCAGGCAGAGGGCTGGCGGCTGTACGACATCATCCCCGAGCACCACTTCCTGACCGGCCGCATCGGCGACAGCATCGCTCAGGCCCGGCTGTACGTGACCGAGGTGGACGACACCGGCGAGGAGACCGGCGAGGTCGAGGACGAGGCGATCCGCCGACTGGCTGCCGTCCCGCTTGGCACCGGCTCCCAGCGCGACGACTGTCTCCGCCTGGCCGGGATCGATCTGGCCGTGGGCGGCGAGTGCTGGATCGTGGGCGAGGGCGCGGCCACCAACCCCGAGAAGGCCGAGGGCTCCTGGTTCGTGGTGACCGGCGCGGCGCTGTCCCGGGTGGGCGACGAGGTCACCGTCAAGCGGCCACAGCAGCGCGGTGGATCCAAGCTGGTGCTCAAGGACGGCACGGACATCCTGATCCGCTGCTGGCGGCCCCACCCCAACGACACGGACCAGGCCGACTCGTTCACGCGCTCGGCCATCGTGCCGTTGCGGGAGATCGAGCTGCTGACCAAGCGGGAGTTCGCCGAGCTGGACTCGCGGCTCACCGGCGCTGGGATCATGTTCCTCCCCGAGGGCATCGACTACCCCCGGGATCCGGAAGATTCGGCGGACATGGCCGGGTTCATGGCCTACATCCAGCGCGCGGCAGCGGCGAGCATGGCGGACCAGAGCCGCGCTTCGGCCATGGTGCCGATCATGGCCACGGTGCCGGACCAGATGATGGAGCACCTGGACAAGATCAAGCCGATCAACTTCTGGTCCGAGCTGTCCGCCGAGATCACCCCGATGAAGGACAAGGCGATCACCCGCCTGGCCAGTGCGGCGGAGATCCCGAACGAGGTCCTGATGGGCATCGCCGACTCCAACCACTGGACGGCGTGGCTCATCACCGAGGAGGGAATCCGCTGGATCAGGGGTTACCTGGGCCTGATCGCCGACGCGCTGACTCGTGGGTTCCTGCATCTGGCCATCCCCCGGGTGGCGCCGGGCGCCGATCCCAAGCGGTTCGCGTTCGCGTTCGACACCTCCACCCTGGCCGCCCGGCCCAACCGGCTTGAGGACGCTCTCAAGCTGCGGGAGATGTTCCTGATCAGCGATGAGGAGACGGTCAAAGCAGGAGCATTCGACCCGGGTCAGATGCCCTCGGTCACCGAGCGCGCCGTTCAGCTTCTCTTCAAGGTGGTCCAGAGCCAGCCGGGCCTTCTGCTGGATCCGGCCGTCCAAGTCGCGCTCGGACTGCCTCAGATCGCCGTAGACGGTTCAGCGCCTCGCGCCCTACCTCCGAGGCAGGATGACGACGAAGAGGACGACGGCGGGGCGGACGGGCCCCCTAACGGCGGCACCGCGCCGGACGAGGCCGACTCGGCGCGCGCGATCACGGCCGCGCTCGACATGCGGATCCAGGCCAGCCGCTCTGTGGCGCCTCCGTCCCCGGACATGGTGTTCAACGCGAGTTCCAAACTCATGGTGTTCCGCGCCCTGGAGCTGGCGGGCGGGCGGCTGGCCACTCCGGCCGAGCGCCGGGGCCGCTGGGCCGAGGTGCCGCGTCACGAGCTGCACGGCCGGGTCGGGCCCATCACGCCCGAGAAGGCGAGCAAGGTGCTGGAGGGCGCGTTCAACCACTGCGGTGCCGTGGCGGACGACCTGGGCGTGGACGCCGCCGACCTGGAGCGCCTGCTGCGCGGCTACGTGACGGAGCTGCTCACCCGCGGCATGGTGCACCACGACGACCTGCTGTACGCGGCGCTGACCATCGCCAATCAGGGCCGTGGGCTGGTGGCCGCATGAGCGCCTGGTGCAGGTTGTGCCGGGGGTCGGGACAGATGAACGTCCGCTGTGACGCGTGCCGTGGGAAAGGCTGTTCGACGTGCCGGAACCGGGGCGTGATATCGGCGCGCTGTGACAACTGCGCGGGGACGGGGAAGGTGCGATGAGCAGGTATCGGACCGGACGGCGCAACTCTCGGACGATCTACATCCAGGCCGGGCCGGAGCCTTCGGACGCCGATGAGCAGGTCGGCACGATGGACACGGCGTTCCTCGGCCGGGCCGTGGTTGAGGCGCTGAACGCCTTCCCGGACGAGCTTGCCAGCGTGCTCCGGCACCTCACCGTCAGCGGAGAGGTGCCGGAGGCCTGGGACCTTTCCATCCACGCTGGCCAGTGCCAGGACGCCGACGGCGAGGTGTGCCCGCCGGACCGGTGCGAGGTCGACGGGCCGCACTGGCCGACGCACCCTCCGATGGAGCCGGGATGACCGGGCCGGTGTGGGACGGCACCGGTGTCGACCCGTGGCTGACCGCCCGGCTGGCCGCGCGCACCGACGCCGCCCAGGCGGAGCGGGACATCCGGCGCGCGGTGTGGGCGGCGCTGTCCGGCTGGCTGGTGGCGGTGGCCCGGCGGGTGCTGCGCACCGGCGAGCGGCCGGATCCGCATGCCGTCCACGCCCTCGCCCCCCTCTGGCGCGACGCTGTGCAGCACGTCGTCCAGGGCGAGATCCACAAGGCTCTGGGCCTGGCGTACCGGCGCCTGCTGGGCGACGACTTCGCGTGGGACCGGCGGCTGGCGGTGACCGGTTACCTGACCGAGGTGACCAATCGGCTGGTCCGGGTGCCGGACGAGGTGTTCGATCTGGTGGCCGGTGAGATGTCAACCGGTGTCAACCTGGGCGAGGGGATACCGAAGCTGGCCGATCGGGTTGACAATGTTCTGTCAACGACGGAGAGCGAGCGGTGGCCGAACCGGGCCACGGTGATTGCCCGGACCGAGGTGATCGGCGCGCTTAACGCCGGGCGCAACGACGCCTTCAGCGCGTTCGAGGACGAGCGCGACGAAGACGAGCCGGAGCTGGAGAAGATGTGGCTGGCGACCGATGACAGCCGCACTCGGCCGAATCATCGCGAGGCGGAAGGCCAGCGGGTGCCGGTCGGCCAGCCGTTCATCGTCGGCGGATTCGAGCTGATGTTCCCCGGCGACCCGACCGGGCCACCGCAGGAGGTCATCCAGTGCAGATGCGTCTCGCTGCTGGTCGAGGTCGGCGAGGACGTGGACATGAGCGATCGACAGACCCGGCGCGGCCGGTAGCCTGAGCAGGAGGAGGAAGTCATGGGTACGAAGTTCCGCACCATGCTCGCGCCGATCGGGCTGAGCACCGGGGACGGCCGCCGGTTCCAGGCAGGCGGTATCAGCCTGGCCGACCTGCCGATGCCGTTCGAATGGGTGCGCTCCCGCGAGGGCGGCCACGACGGCGCCGTGTCGGTCGGCGCCGTGCAGACCGCCACCGTGGCCACCGTCAAGGAAGCCGTGGCCGCCGGGCTCATCTCCGCCGACGCGGCCAAAGGGATGCCGTCCGATCTGGAGGCGGTCTGGGCCACCGGCGAACTCTTCGATGACGCCAGCCGTGAAGACACGCCCCGGCTGGCCGAGGACGTCGCCGAGGCCATGCATCTGATCGGGGCCGGCACGCTCGGCCCCTCGGTGGATCTGGACTCGTTCGAGGGCGTACCGGTGATGGAGGGCACGGACGAGCCGATCACCTGGGAGGACATCGAGGCCCATTTCGAAGAGACCGGGGAAGAGCCCAGGATCGAACTGCTGGTCACGGCCGCGCGGGTGCGCGCAGCCACGCTGGTGTCCATCCCCGCGTTCGCCGAGACCAGCCGCCCGATGGAGCTGATCGTTGACGACGCCGCCGTGGTCGCTGCGGAAGGCGGGGATCCCCACGTCTACCTGACTGACGAGGTCGACGCGGAACACCGGCTGGCGAGCCTGATCGCCAGCGTGGCGACCACCGTCACCCGGCCACTCGCCGCCGACTTCGACATCCCCGCGCTGACCGGCCCCACGCCGATCACCTTCGACTGGGATCGCGGCGTCGTCTACGGCCACATTGCCACCTGGCAGACCTGCCACGTCGGCTACTCGGACGTGTGCGTCACCGCTCCCCAGTCCGGACCCGACGGTTACGGATGGTTCAACCGCTTCCCGGTCGAAACTCAGGACGGAGGCACCGTGTGGGCCGGGCGCATCACCGTCGGCGGCCGCCACGCCGGGCTGGAGCTGGCCGCCTCGCAGGCGATGGCCGCCTACGACGGCAAGACGGTGGCCGCGCACGTGCGCGCGTACGAGGACCAGCACGGCATCGTCGTGGCCGGGGTGGTCGAGCCCAGCCTGACCGCTACCGAGCGCGCGGTGCTGGACCGGCGCAAGGTGTCCGGCGACTGGCGCGAGACGCCCGGCGGGCTCAGCCTGGTGGAGGTTCTCGCCCTCTCCCCGGGGTCGCGGGCGCACGCCGAGCCGGGCTTCCCGGTGCCGGGCACGTTCAGCCACAACGGCCGCCAGACCGCTCTCACGGCCGCGCTCGGGCCGAACGTCGACCCCGGCTCGGCTGTCACCCTCCTCAGAGCGAACGGCGTCGACCTTCAGAGCGCCGTACGCCGGGCTCTGGCCGAGGACCGGGCCGCGTTGCTCGCCCGAGCCGGACTGGCGGCTGTTCTGAATACCCAGGTGGAGGAGCGTCGTCGCGCGCTGGCCGCTGCTCTCCAGGGGAGTTGAGCCATGGCCTGCAGCTGCAAGAAGGGTAAGAGGAGCTACCAGGTCCAGCTCCCCGGCGGGTTGAAGATCTCCAAGACCACGGAGGCTGCAGCACTTCAGTTCGCGGCCAAGCATCCCGGTGCCAAGGTGATCAAGCTCGCGGCTTGATCTACCCTGAGGCGAGTCGACGGAGGGGCCATCGGTGAATCTGGATCTAGGAGACGTCGTTGCGGAGTTCAACCTCCGCGTCAAGGGACGCAGACGCTACCGGCTCATCTGGAGGATCGGGGTGGTGCGTGACACCGTCCCCGCCGATAGGTTCATCAGGCACCCGCCGTATGCACAGAGGACAGGAAAGCGAGACGTCATCATGGATCTGCAGGCAGACCAGCAGGTACCGCTCACCGTCGAGTTCACCGACGAGATGGGGAATCCGGTACCCACTCCGGACGGCGCGGCCGTCACCTTCACCGTGGACGATCCGGCTGTCATCCAGCTGACCGACAACAGCGACGGCACCGCCGTGGCTGCAGCCGTGGGCGTGCTGGGCACGGCCAACGTGCACGTCGTGGCGATGCTCGACGGCCAGGAGGTGGCCGGTGATCTCGCGATCGTGGTCGTGGCCGGGCTCGCGGAGCGCATCGCGGTCGTCGCCGGTGAGCCGACCGAGGTCACTCCCGACGCGTAGGCTGCATGACGGAAGAGAGCCCCGGACCACTGGTCCGGGGCTCTTTGATGCTTAAGTGTCAGAATCCGCTCGGTGCGTCTGAGTGGTCCCAACCCATCGCGCGCTCCTGATCGGCGCTCATGAAGTGCTGGGGGCCATAGCAGCTCTGGAGATCCATGCCGTGCTCGCAGGTCGGGTAAAGAAACTCCTCAAGCTTGGTCCAGGTGGCCGGTACCGAACCGGTGGCACCGGCGCTGTTCTCGGTGTTCAGCTCCCACCAGGTGTGGGTTTTGCTCTTGGGCTCCAGGAACGCGATGGCCTGAGCCTCGGTCGAGAAGGTCACGTTGTAACCCCGGCGCTCGGCGCAGAGGTGAACGTGCAGGGTGGCGGTCTCGCTCATGATCGGTATACCCCTCAGTCCGGGAGCAGCGGCACCGAGATCAGCGCGCATCCGCCTGGGTGGCGGAGCCGCTCCCGCAGGTCGTACCTCCCGGGGTTGCTCAACCCCCGGTTCACTACCCCGGTGCCGCTTTGCTGTTGTGAGAGGAACTTTACAGGCGTGACAGCTAAGTGTCAAGCGTCATCCGTAGTCGATCCCGATCAGGTCGCATACAGCGCGATCCCGCTTGGTCGTGGCCGGGTGTGCCAGCGCCCACTCGCACTCGCCCTCCTCGCGCGCCGGGCCGGGCCAGACCCAGCCGTCACAGAAATAGTTCCCGTTGTAGACCACCGAACGGTACGTGCCACCAGCTGCTCACCAGGTAGTCGGGGACGAATTCAATCATCCCCGGGTTACCGCCGAACTGTTCCAGCGGGATGCATATGCCGCGCCAGCCGGACACCTCCCAACGGACGTCCTTTCCGATTCGTTCGATGATCCGCAGCGCGCTGGAACTGTTCGTGATGGTCGAACCGACTTGGATTTCGATGCCGGTCATGGCTGAATTCCCAGAGGGAGCGGCTCGCTCGTCTTGACGAACATCTCCGGCGGGTAGTTGCGCCACATGTTGCACCCGGTTTCAACCCACACTTCGCCGTCGGGGCCGACTTTGCGCACAACTCCCACGCCTTCGTCCCACAACGGGATCTTGACTCGATCTCCTACCTTCAGCGCGGTCATCCGGTCACCACCGGCAGGTGCACCCAGACCCAGCCGTCCGCCGGGATCACGGCACTCTCGGTACTGGTGCCGTCCACCAGCCCGATGCGCCACTGGCGCCAGTCCTCCGACTTCGAAACGCCCTCTCCGTTCACGATGATGTGCTCGGTCACCGCGCCGATCCACCGGCTCGCCCGGGGGCCGTCCGCCCCGACCGGGCTGGACACCAGCATGTCGCCGATCGCGACCAGTGCCGCGCTCACACGCGCAGGCCGGATTTTCAGGACCTCCATTCGCCCTCCCTGTTCTCAGTACGGATGGCCGTATTCGGACTCACAGCACTCCGCTTGGGCAGCGGCACGGATCCTGGCCCGGTCAGCCATCCATTCGTCCACGATCCGCCGGGTGGCGGCCGTGCTCATCCCGAAACCCCTCAGGAACGATTCGATCTCTCTGCGGGTGCGAGGCTCGGTCCGCTCGTGCGGCGCACCGACCGAGGCCACAACCTCCTGGGCGCGCCGGATGCCCTTCTCGTATGCCTTCCCCATCTTGCCGATGCCCCTTTCGCTCCGCCTCGCTGACACCAGTTACGTTACCGTCATGACTGTGAGGTGTCAAGGCCCGGTCCGGCGGACATCTCACGTGAATTGGCCGCGTCCGGTGCTAAGCTCCAGCTCAGACGTACCGGTGTCAGTGCCTCGGACCGGCCGGAACCGATCACGACGGCAAAGGACGCGCGCATGTACACGTTCCCGTTCGACATTCCGGCCGACCTGACCGCTCTCAGCGCGGACGAGTTCGCGACATTCGCAGCCCTGGTCCACGCCCACGCACAGACGGTGGTCGCCGACGAGGCCAGCTCCGCCGACGCGCTGACCGCGACCCGTGACCTGTTCAGCACCGTGAGGACCGAAGAGACCCGCCGGACCGAGCAGGTCGCCGCGGCGACCACCGCTCGCGCCGAGCTGGCGACCGGCCTCGCTCCGGCACCGGTCGTCCCCGCCGAGCCCACTCCGGCCGTCCCCGAGCCTGCCCCGGCGGCTGTCGAGCCCGCTCCGGCGGCTGTCGAGCCGGTCACCGCGGCCAGCACCATCGACCCGGCGCCCGAGGCTCCGGCCGAGCGCTACGCCGTGATGGTCGCCAGCTCCGACGCACACAACGCCGGGACCGAGCTGACCTCGTTCGCCGAGGCGGGCGCCCTGATCGAGCGGCGCCTGGCCAGCTACTCGGCCGGTGGCAGCAAGGTGCTCGCCGAAGGCCGCGCGATCGGCAACGGCCGGTTCAAGATGGGCGGGCGCACCCTGGCCCGGCACAGCAACATCGCGTTCCGGCGCGAGTTCCCGGACAACCTCCGGATCACCGACACCAAGGACGCGACCAAGGTTCTGGACTACGCGGCCTCAGAGTCCCGGCTCGTCGGCGGCTCGCTGACCGCGGCCATGACCGCCCAGGTGGCGGCCGGTAAGTCGCTCACCGCGGCGGTCGGCTGGTGCGCACCGTCCGAGACGCTCTACGACCTGTGCGCGCTGGAGACCCTGGAGGGGATGCTGGACATCGCCGAGGTCCAGGCCACCCGCGGCGGCTTCTTCATCCCCGAGAACGGCGGGCCGAACTTCTCCGTCATCTTCGACTCCATCGGGGACGACGGCGACGTCATCCTCACCGAGTACGACGTGGAGAACGGTGCCGACAAGGTCTGTGTTGAGATCCCCTGCCCGGACTTCGTAGAGGTCCGGCTGGACGTGGCCTACATCTGCATCACCGGTTCGCTGCTGCAGCGCCGGGGATACCCGGAGGCCGTGACCCGGTTCAGCCAGGGCGCCATGGTCGCGCTCGCCCACAAGGTCAACGAAAGCGTCATCGCGCGGATCGTCGCCGGTTCCGGTTCGATCATCGCGATCTCGGCTGACGCCTCGGGAGACGACGCCGCGTCGGCGCTGCTCTCGGCCGTTGAGCTGGGAATCGAAGACATGAAATATCGCAACCGGATGGCCCGCAACGCGACCATCGAGGTCGTACTCCCGGCCTGGGTCATCGCGCCCATCCGCGCGGCGCTCTCCCGCCGGGCGGGTGTCGCGGAGATCAACATCTCGGACTCCGACATCCTCGCCGCCTTCACCACCAGGCACGCGGTCCCGCGTTTCGTCTACGACTGGCAGGACGCGTATTCGGGCCTCTCCGGCGGACCCGGCGCGCAGGTGGCGATCACAACCTGGCCCTCTACGGTCCAGTTTCTGATCTACCCGGCGGGCACCTGGGTCAAGGTCGTCCGCGACGTCGTGTCTCTGGACACGGTGTACGATAACGCCCTTTTGACCCAGAATCAGTATACCGCGCTGTTCGCTGAGGACGGCTTCAACGTCCTGCAGATGTGCGCCGACTCGCGGCTCTACTCGGCCACGATGGACACCTCCGGCGTCGTCGGCTGCTGCCCGTAGTTCTCACCTCCGCTTCCCCGGGCTTGAGCCAGAACAAGGCCGTTACCCAAGTACACAGCTCCTGGCCCGGGGAGCATCACCGCTGAGGAGGTGAGCACGGCATGACAATCGTCCCAGCACCACTGATCACCGCGCCGGAACCGCTCCGGCGCCGGTACGGGCTCTTCGACGCAGCCGCGGGGCCGCTCGATCTCCCCCCGCACGGGGAGGGCGGTGGCGTCCGCTACGTGCCCGTGAGCTGCGGAAACTCCATCGCATATGGGGTCACCTGTTACGACGTCGACAACCCGGCGCCGGAGAAGCCTCTCGACGGCGATAACACCGAGGTCGACACCGGCGTGTTCCTCGCTGTCTCCACGCTCAACTGTGGCGCGGTCGGCTACACGTCGGCTGAGCTGGAGGCCAAGGTCCGGCGTAGCCTGGAGACCAGCGAGCAGGCCACCGTCGAGAACGCGTTCTGGACCGGGCTCGACTTCGAAGGCAACGACCTGGACATCCGCTCGCTGAACGCAGGGGCCGAGAACATCCCCGCCGGTTATGACCCCGGCCTGGTCACCGACGTGCTGGGCGCGCTGGAACGGTATGCCTACACGCTGCAGGGTTATGGCTACCAGGCGTACATCCATGCACCGGTCGAGGTGGCAGCTTTCGCGTTCGAGGCGGGCTTGATCCTGATGGACGGGGCCCGCAAGGTCACCCCGATGGGCTCGGTCTGGTCGTTCGGCGCGTACCCCGCCGGGTCGATGATCATCACCGGCCAGACCACCTTGTGGCGGTCGCCGGAGATCCAGGTCTACCAGTCGTTCGAGACCACCACGAACGAGATGCTCCTGGTGGCCGAGCGCCCTTACTCGGTCGCGTACGACTGCTTCGCCGGGCGCGCTGAATTCGATCCTCTGGAGGTCACCTCACCATGACGAACCTTGTCTGTGCAAAGCCCCTTCAGGGGGAGACGATCCGGGTCACCCGGTTGGACGAGTGTGGCAACCCGGAGTTCGGGGAGTGTGCATACGGCGTCTCGGACGGATACGTGAGCGTCACGCTCACGCCCAACGTGGAGGAGGGCGAGCGCTTCCTCCAGCGCAACGCCAAGGGCGTGGCGATCGTGAATCAGCGGTCCGCCCCGTCGCTGAACTGGTACGACGTGTCGATGGTCTTCCAGGAGGTCGACCCGGAGCTGTTCACGATCATCACAGGTCTGCAGCCGTATGAGGATGACCAGGGCAACGTGATCGGATTCCCCGTCACCGAGTCCGACTACGCGACGGCGAACTTCGCGCTGGAGGCCTGGATGGGCAACGCCGAGGAGGAGTGCCTCCCCGGTGATCCGCTTCCGTTCTTCGGCTACAACCTGCTGCCGTGGGTGGTGGAGGGTGCGCTGTCCGAGGACATCACCATTACCAACGACCTGATCACCTTCACGGTGGTCGGCCGGACGCGCAAGGGCACGCCGTGGGGTGTCGGCCCTTACGACGTCGTTCGGGATGCCGTGGGCGACCCGTCGCCGCTGTTCACGGCCATCCCGACCGACACGCACCACCTGCCGATCTGGGTCCAGCTCGCGCCGCCGGTGGCGGATTGCGGCTGCCAGTCGCTGTCGAGCTAGTCTCGGCACGGAGATCGCCCGTTGCCAGCGAGAAGCCCCCGGCCAGTTGACCGGGGGCTTCTCGACGGTCATATCTGAATCTGGCCGGTAGGGGTTGGGTAGTCGACCTGGTTACCGGACCAGTAGTTGATCTGTCGCGCGACCTCAGCCAGGGCAGGAGAGCCTTTCCCGTCAGCCAGTTCAGCCAGTCTCTCCAGTTCGTCAGACAATCGGACGAATTCTTCGGCGGTTCCCTCGAAGTAGATATTGACTACCCGCTGTTGGCCACTCTTGCGGCCCGATCCATAAGTCCTCATGAGGGATACGTTACAGGCTTGACTGTGAAGTGTCAACGCTGCCTGACCTGCTAAGTTGAGCCGAGACAGGGGAGGTGGGCCATGGCCCTGAACACCGCAGGAATCAACGCGTTCCTGGAGGACGGCAACGAGGCCGTGGTTTGGGTCGCCATCGGTGACGGAGCGACCGCCGGGGACCAGACCAGTGCGGCGCGCGTCCAGCTCACCAGCACGGTGGCCGCCGGGGTCATCACAGCGACCGGCGTGCCCTACTCGTTCACCGGCACCCCGCTCGACGGCGCCACGCACGCGCTGTTCTTCAGCGCCAACGCGGCCGGAACCTTCTACGGTTTCGACGCGCTCAGCGGTGACCAGGCGTTCAACGCAGCCGGGGAGTACGACCTGACCGCGCTCACCATCACCGGCTCGTCCACGTAGCGTCCTGTGGCGCGGAACCTGTGCCCCAACCCCGCGGCTAAGAACGACACCGCGGGGTACGGCAGCTCATCCTCATCTTTCGTTCGCAGCACCGGTCTCACCGGCATGTCCCGAGCCACCGGCATCACGACCACTAGCTCCGGCGGGTTCGTCCGGCCGCCGACCGGCGTGGTCGCCACGGGCGACGTGACCACTGTCAGCTTCGATATCAAGAACAGCACCGGCGGCACGATCAGCGGCGGCAATCAGGTCTTCGTCGGCTACACCCTGTCCGGCGGTGGAGAAGACTTCCCGGAGAACTTCAACACCGCGGCCCTGGGGCCTGACGGCACCGTGCAGCGCGCCTCTTTCACCACCGGCGCCGCCCCGGCTCTGGCCGACGGGATATTCCTGATCATCGACAACCTTCCGGCGGACATCTCCGTTACCGCCGTGAGGTACGGGGAGACGGCGACCTACGCGGACGGCGACACCGCCGGGTGGGTCTGGGACGGGGCGGACGGCAACTCGTCGTCCAGCGAGGCGCCGGACCCGGCCGAGGGCACGGCAGACGTCGGCCTCAACCTGGCAGTGGCCGCCACCGGCGCCCGTGACAGCGACGGTGTTGCCGCCCTGGGCCTCGGCCTCGCGCTCGCGGGTACGGGTGCGCGCGACAGCGACGGTGTTGCCGCCCTAGGCCTCGGCCTCGCGGTGGCTACCAGCGGCGCCCAGCCCGCCAGCGGCATGGTAGCGCTCGCGCTGAATCTCGCGGTGGCCGCCAGCGGCGCCCGGCCCGCCAGCGGCTCCGCTGCCCTAGGCCTGGGTCTGGCGCCGGCGGCGGCCGGCGGCCGACCGGCCCGCGGCTCGGCCACGCTCGGGCTCAACCTGGCCGTCGCTGCCAGCGGATCGAACGGGCAGAGCGGGCGGCCGGTCACGCCCTGGCCCTTCCCCCAGAACCCCGTCAGCACCTACCCCTGGACACCACGTCCCGTACGCTCGTTCCAGGAGGTAGACCAGCCATGACGATTCCGTGCGCGTGGGACGTGGTGATCCCGTCCGAGATGTGCCCCGGCTGGACCGCCTACCCGCAGGCCACCAAGGACTCAGCGCTCTGGCTGGCGTCTACCTGGCTGTGGGCTGCCACCGGCCGCCAATACGGCGTCTGCCCGGTGACTGTCCGGCCCAGCCAGAACCACCGGGCGGAGCTGGCCTACCAGACGTTCGAGGTGATCCCGGGCAGCCAGGCCGGACTCGGCCAGCCGGGTGGGCCGTTCCTGTTCGGCGGCCGGTGGTTCAACGCCGGGTGCGCCTCGGCGTGCTGCGGTGACCAGGCGTGCGCAGTCGTGCTCCGCGGCCCGGTCAACAGTGTCGAGGAAGTCATGGTCGGGGACGAGGAAGTCTCCCCGAGCGCCTACCGGGTGGACATCACCCGTGGCGTCTACCTGCTGGTTCGACGGGACGGCGAGTGCTGGCCGACGTGTCAGAACTTCACAGCCGACGAGGGCGAGCCCGGCTCGTTCTCGGTGACGTACGGGCTCGGCCGTGAGGTCCCCGAGGTCCTGGCCATCGCTACCGCGGTCCTCGCCTGCCAGTACGGCAAGAGCATCGCCGGGGAGGCGTGCTCGCTGCCGGCCAAGATGACCCGGCTGTCCCGCCAGGGTGTCGAAGTCGAGGTCGCCGCCCCGGATCCTACGGATGACAAGAGCGGCATCAAGCTGGTCGATGACGTGGTGGCGATGCTCAACCCGAGCAAACGGAGGAGCCCACCGCTGCTGCTCTCGCCTGACCTCCCCGAGTCGTGTGACCGGATGACGGTCTGGGCGGGTGGGTCTTGATGCCGGTCGCCGACCCGCTGGTGATGCCGCTCGCGCGCGAGCTGCTGGAGTGCCTGGACCAGGAGATCGCCAAAGTTCTGAACCCACCCCGGTACGTCCAGCTCCGGCCCGGCACCGTGGTTGACCATCTGCTGTCAACTTCTGATGACGAGTGCTGCGACGGACTCGCCTGGGTCCGGCCCGGCGGGTTCTTCCCCAGTTCAGCGGTGTTCCCGAACCAGGACGAGGTGCCGTTGCCGAAAGGCGTTCTGGCATGGGCCGTCACGCTGGAGATGGGGTCCGTACGGTGCGCACCGACACCGGACGAGAACTCGATCCCAAGCGGCGACCAGTGGGACGCTGTCACTCAGGCCGTGATGGACGATGCGGCTGCCATGCGCCGCGCGCTGTGCTGCTTCATCGACGCCAAGCCTGGCCGCGCCAAGGTGGTGCTGCCGGGGATCTGGCAGCCGCTGAGTGTGCAGGGCGGGTGTGTCGGCGGCATCCTGCCGGTCACGGTCCGCGGCCCGATCTGCGATTGCGCCGAGGCTGGACCGGAATCGTCCTGATCAGCAGGAAGCCCCGGGGAGATCGATCCTCGTCCGGAGCCTCCGCTGTATCTACGACTCACCTTACAGTGATGGCTTCATGATCGGTAGATGTCTGACGATTTTGGTTCGGGAGCCGTACTGACGCGGTTGCCTATCGATTTCCTCGCGCGCTTGTTTCCAGCAGAGGCCGTACTGCCGCTCCCTCGCCATCGCAAAACGTGGCTCCAGCGTCCCGGCTCCGGGCAATATCCCGGAGTGCCACGTTGCCACCTCTGGTGGCCGTCCCCGGTTTGAAGAGGACCCGGAAACCTCACGTGAGTTTTTACCCTCGCTCCACGCTCTGAGCACCACCTCTGGTGGCCGTCCCCGCCACGATGCCGGCGGCCGAGAGATGCCAGCCACGTCCCGCCCTCTTCTTGCGATGCGCAAACGTCGGTCACCTCGTGCTCCGGACGGTACTTGAAACCGCCTAATTAACTGGTCCCCCAGCGGAGCCACCTCCCGTCTCTCCGGGATGTCACGGCGATCTCATGCCGTTCTCGGCGGATTCCTGCGCGTCCGTACCGTGCCCGATGCAGCAACAGCCGGGCACGGGCCGTTGAGCCTGCGTGTCATCCACGAACCACTTTCAGCTGTGGTTACCTTACCGCTATGCCGGGGAGGTATCAACCGGTACGCTCGAAAGATGGTCGCCCACGTGCTCAAGCTGGACCGTGCCAAGCTCCGCGGCGTGGGTATGCGGCGTGCGAAGAGCCTGGTCACCCGCGTCACTCGCCGGACGTTCAACCGCTCCCAGGTGCTGACTCCGGTGGATACGGGAAACCTTCGCGCCTCGGGCCAGATGAGCGTGGACGTCAAGGCGTCGACCGTAGTCGGCACGATCGTCTACACGGCCGAGTATGCGGCGGCCATACACAACGGCCGCCGATCGCTCACGATCTTCCCTAAGAATCCGGGTGGCAAGCTGCGTTTCACCGTGGGCGGGAAGGTTGTCTACGCCAAGTGGGTCCACCAGCCGGCACGAGCGCCACGCCCTTGGTTGTACGAGGCACTTGAGCAGGTCGCGGGCGGTGCCCCGGACTTCACCGTGACGATCGGCTGACCTGTGGACCCGGTGATCCGCATAGCGCTGGTCTGCATGGTGATCAATCTCGTCGTCGCCGTGTTCGTGATCGGGCTGGCGATCGGCATCTGGCCCTGAGATGTCCGCTCCTCCAGGGTAGGGTGGCACCATGACCGAACAGCAGGGAGCTACTGAGGTCCCGGAGCGCGAGATCGAGTTCCGGAACCGCAAAATCTGGGTCAAGATGCCCAGGCCTGAGCAGATCCTGGTGTGGAAGCGGATACTCGTCCGGCTCCAGGCCACCGAGAACTGGACCGGCGAGCAGGTCATGGCTTCGCTGGAGCGGCTCCGCAACATTGTCGACTCGGTGATCCTGAACCAGGCAGACATCGATTGGATGGATGACCAGATGCTCGCCGGGGACCTCGATCTCCAGCAGTCGGCCGATATCATCCCGCTGGCCTTGAGCGCGTTCGCGCAGGATGACAACCGCGCCAGTCGCCGTGTCGCCAAGAAGGCGGCGCCTGCCAAGAAGGCCGCGGCCAGGAAACGGGCGTGAACTCCAGGGCGCGCCGTGTCCAGCGGCGCGCCGACGAACGGCGGGTGGAGAAGGCCGCACGGCGCAAGCTCCTGCCGATCCAGCTCAGTTACCGCGTCAAGAAGAGGAGAAACCCTGATCATGTCCCGACCCCATCGAGATCTCGCCGACACCCTGGGAACGCGTGAGCACGCCGAGCGCATTACTCAGGGACGCCACCCGGGTGTATGCGATGCGCTCCAGTGGCTGACGTTCTCGCACCTCCCCCCGCAGCTGCAGAGGTACTCGCGGCCGTTCTACCAGACCGGGGTGGAGCTGGTCGGATGGATCACCACCGACTCGCCTGAGCTGACCACTGCGCTGAACAAGTTGATAGCGGCCAAGGACAACGCGATGCGTGCCGGGATCAAGCACGACACCGGCCGCGCCGGTTCGGTGCCTCGGCCGCCGACTGTGGTCGACCCACCGTTGTTCGCCGACCACCCGAGCCGGACTGACTGATGACCGTCGACTACATCGAGACTTATGCCGACCCGGACGACGCGGAGGGCCGGGTCCTGGAGACGTTCGCCAACGGGATGCCGTACGCATTCGTGGTCGCCACGTCGATCGACCCGCTGAATCTCCGGGTGGCCTCGGACCACGAGACCGGCACGATCCGCGCTCTCCTGGGCCAGACCCTCCGGGCGCTGTCCGGGGGCTCGGACGAGATCAGCGACGGGTTCCACACGTTCGGGCAGCTGTACGACCACCGCCGCGCGCTGACCGCTGTGCTGGCCGCGGTTGCGGCCGACAAGGCGGGTGACTCCTGGCGGAGCAAGGCTCACCATCCGGACGACGACCCGATGTTCGAGGGCGGCTATTTCATCGTGGGGATCAACCTCCCCACGGGAGTGATCACCTATCACTACAAGCTGTCGCACTGGGACGACTTCGCCTCGGTGCCCGAGCTGGAGCACGCGCCCAAGTGGGACGGCGCGTCGCCGACCGCTACGGTAGACCGGCTCCTGGAGCTGGCCCGGAGCATGGCGCCCTGACATGGACGTGGACCCGGTTGCTTCGCTGAAGCTCTGGGCCGTCACGCTGGACATCGGCGGCCGGGAGTTCGAGATCCCGGCTCTCCCGGCGGCCGACTGGTTCCCGGTGATCGCATCGGGCGACCCGTCCGAGGTTCTTGACCTCTTAAGGTCAAGTCCTGAGGACGGGGACAGCCTTGACGATCTCCTCCTGTCCGCGGAGGTCGACAGCGCCGAGTTGAAAGCCGCTCTGGTGGAAGCTGTCGAACAGGTCGCCGGGCGCTCTTTCCACGCCACGCTGGTGCTTGCCACGGTGGCCACCACCCACTGGTCGATGATCAACGGGCAGCTGGCGCAGCACGGGTTCCGCTGGGACGTCATGCCGATCGCTGCCGCGCTCGACGCGATCTACATGCTGGTGGCCGGTAACCTGGACAAGGATGCACGGGAAAAGTTCGTCCGGCTGCTGGACAACGAGGCGCTGACCACAGGCAAGCGCCGGGCTCCGGACCGCGGGAAGATCACCGCAGAGTTCGAGAGCCTGGCCGGGCCGAAACCTACTGGTGGCCTGACAGCCACCGGCGCGCCGTCCGATAGTGAACGCCCCAGAACTCTGCAACGGCTCCAGCCGCACCGCCAGGACGCCCCGTAGCGAGCGCCCACGCGCCCACGCGCGCGACCCGGTCAAAGTGGTCCGGTGGCCAGCTGCGGGATCCCGGCGGCCGCGGGAGGGCGAGCATCCGGTATTGCGCCTCCCCCTCCCCGAGCAGCGCGCTGGCGGCCACGCTGGCCAGCTGGCGGACCGGCAGCTGGGCCAACACGGTGGAAGTGATCGGCTGGCCGTTGCGCGCCCAGATGACCAGCCCTCGGACCTCAGGACGTTCGGTGCCCTCAGCCAGGTAGACGTCGACCGTCCAGGGAAACTCCGGATCGGACAGCTGAACCATGTCCCCGGTGTTCGAGAGCTGGGCGCGCGAGACATCCACACAGCCATCCTAGCTGAAATGCCCTCTGTGTCCTGAGTAGCAGGGCACGTACGCTAGTCGCGTGGCTACCGATGTCGGTTCAGCGCGCGTCCTGATCACGGGGGACGTGAAGGCTTTCGCCAAAGAGGCCGAGGCCAAGATCAATGCTGCGCTGGCCCGGATGCGCCTCGATCCGGTCAAGGTTCCTGTGGAGGTCGATGACGCCGATCTCGCCCGGACCGTGGTGAAAGCGCGCGCCGCCGGGAAGTTGATCGGTAAAGCGCTCAACGATGCTGCCGACGACTCAGGTAAGAGCTTCTCCAGAAACCTGGAGAACTCCGGCGAAACGGCGATCAAGCTGTTCGCCAAGAGCCTCACCGGCGGATTGTCCGCCATCCCGAGTCTGATCGGGCCCGCGCTCATCGTGGTGGGCCTGGGCATCGTCGCCGGCATCGCGGCCGTGGTCGGCCCGGCGCTCGGCGCCGCAATCGCCAGCGCGGTGCTCGCCGCCGGTGGCCTGGGTGTCATCGGCCTCGGCGCGTTCCTGCTGAAGGAGGAGCCCGCCCTCAAGGCTGCAGCCACCAAGTTGACCGAGTCGATGAAGAAGGTCTTCACCGATGCGGCTCAGCCGATCCTCAAGCCGCTGATCGACGCGCTCGGCGTATTCCAGAAGCTGGTAGTTCAGATCGGCCCGCAGGTCAAGGAAGCGTTCAAGGACATAGGCCCGGCCATCGTGCCGTTCGCGGCCGGGCTGGCCGACCTGGTCAAGAACTCCCTGCCGGGATTCAACCTGTTGATCGCCGCGGCCGCTCCGTTCCTCAAAGGCATGGCAGCCGTCCTCCCCGGGCTCGGGGACGATCTGGGCACCTTCTTCGAACTGATCGCCGCCAGCGGCCCGGACGCGACGATCTTCTTCCAGGACTTCGTCAAGGGCCTGGGCGCGGTGATCGTCGGCCTGGGCAAGGCCATCGCGTTCCTGAGTGAGGCCTACGTCGCGGTCAAGACCTTCCTCGGCGGGTTCGGGCCCGGGTTCTTCGACCGCGCCGTCGAGGCTCTCCGAGGCCTGGTCACCGACGGCCTGGACTTCGTGGTCAGCCACCTGCCGGACCTGATCGCCGGGTTCCTGGAGATGAAGTCCGCGGTCCTGGACGCGGCCGTGGAGCTGGCCCTGGGCATTGCCGACGCGCTCCCGACGATCATCCCGAACGTGATCCAGTCGCTGGTCCAGGTGATCACCGCGATGGTCAACGGGCTGGTTACCGCGGCCCCGAAGATCGTGGCTGCAGCGGGCGAGCTGATCAACGGCCTGGTGGACGGGATCGTGGCCGCGCTGCCGATACTGCTCCCGGCGGTGATCCAGATCGTAACCACGCTGGTCACCGGCATCATCGGGCTGATCCCGATCATCATCGCCGCCGGGCTCCGGCTGGTCCAAGGCCTGATAGAGGGCGTCCTAGGCGCGCTGCCCGCCCTGTCGATCGCGCTGATCAGCGCCATCCCCAAGATCGTGTCTGCGCTGATCAGCGCCGTCCCGCAGTTGCTGCTACTCGGGACCAACCTGCTGCTGGCGGTCGTGCAGGGCTTCGCCAACGCGCTGCCCCAGCTGATCAGCACGATCCAGACCCAGGTCATCCCCGCGCTGCTGAGCACGCTGCAGACCCAGGGCCCGGCGCTGATAGAGCAGGGCCTACTCGCGGTCCAGCAGTTCATGCAGGGCTGGGTCAACAACGTCGGGCTGATCGTCACGATCATCACGACGCAGATCATCCCCGCGATCACGAAGATGTTCCGGGACAACCCGCAGTTCCTCCAGGCCGGGCTCGACGTGTTCCAGTCGCTGCTCAATGCGTGGTCGACCAACATCGGCCTGCTGACCACGTTCATCACCGGCACCCTTATCCCACAGATCACCGCCTTCCTGCGGGATAACCCCCAGGTCATCGACGCGGCGATCAACATCATATTGACGATCATCCAAGCGATGGCCGACAGCCTGGGCCTGATCGTCCAGTTCGTCTCAGGTGTCCTGATCCCGATCGTGGTCGACACGCTGGTGGCGAACGCGCCTCAGATAGCCGGGGCCGGTGCCCAGCTGATGGCCGCTCTGATTGTCGCGTTCACCAAAGCCATCCCCTCGCTGGTCGGTGCGGTGTTCAAGATCAATGCGGCGGTCGTCTCCGGATTGCTGTCGGCGCTCGGATCCATGTCGTCGGCCGGGGTCTCGCTGATGACCCGGTTCGGCCAGTCGATGACCGCGACCGGGTTGAATGCCGCGATCAAGGCTACGAACGCGGTCCGGGGAGCGATCGTCGGCGCGTTCGCGGGTGCCGGGTCGTGGCTGGTCAGTGCTGGGCGACGGATCATCGACGGCCTGATCTCGGGCATCCAGTCCGGGTTCGACCGGGTGAGAGGGCTGCTGTCCCGGTTGACCTCGCTGCTGCCGGACTGGAAGGGTCCGGCCTCGGTGGACATGAACATCCTTCGCAAGTCCGGCCAACTGGTGATGCAGGGGTTCGAGGAGGGCCTGACGGATCGGCGCAAGATGATCCAGGACACCCTTGCCGATCTCACCGGCGACCTCCCCTCGTTCACCGCCGGGCCGGTCCGGGGTGGCGACGGCGCGGCGCTGGGCAACATCACCATCACTATCGCGCCCGGCGCCATCCTCATCCAGGGTCAGGGTGAGGAAGCTGGCGAGGAGGCCGCGGAGGCCATCCTGGAGCGCCTCGGTCAAGCCACCCTGGTCCGATAGGAGGTACGAGCCATCGCCACGATCACCACCCTCCGGCCCTCAGCCACATCCTCGGGGGTCGGCTGGACGCCGAGCACGGGCACGCTGCACGGCGTCACCTCGGACGACTCGGACGCGACGTACGCCACCTGGTCCGGAGACGGCTCTGCCCTGATCCTGGCGACCCCGCCGGACGCCCCGCCGGCGGGCGAGCGGCGGCACCAGGTGCGCTTGCGCGCGCGCGGGGAGGACGGCGACGCCTGGTGGGCGGTGCGCCTCAGCTCCGGCGCGCTGGTCGCCGGTGCTGCCGCCTCGTTCTCCCTCTCCCCGGGAACCGTGACCGGCTCCTGGGGGTTCGGCGCCCCGCCGGACGGGTCGACCGTGCTCTACACGTACGTGACCGGCCAGTCCGCCGGGGTCAAGATCAACGAGCTGTACCTGGACATGGACTCGCGGGAGGCGCCGACCTTCACGCCGCAGATTCTCGACGGCTCCGGCACCGCGACGACCACGATCTCCGACACCACCCAGCCGACGCTCCGGGCGGACGCCGTAGACCTGGACGGCTTGTCAGCCCGTCAGTACCGCTACTGGGTGACCTTGCACGGCGCGGTGGTCTCGGACACCGGGCTGGTCTCGGGTGCGCCGGTCGACCGCCTGGCCGCACCCCTGGACAACGGCACCTACGTCGCCCACTTCCAGATCTGGACGACGCTGGGCAGCAACACCGAGTACCCCTCGGTCGAGGAGATGCTGGACTTTACCGTCCTGGTGGGACTCGTCCCGGTGCCGGAGAACCCAACGGTGGACCCGGAGGACGGCACGCCGTTCTACAACCTGGAGGCGTGCGCGCCGTACGTCGGCGACTTCGACGGGGCGGTCGGCTACATCGAGATCCAGCGCGTCGACTGCCCCGTCGGTGGCTACCTCTCCATCCCCGGCCAGCTGGTCACCGGCAACGGCTACGCGTCGACCCCGGATCCCGGCCCGGCGATGACCGGCCTCCAGGTGACAATCCACGCCCAGCGCGACGACTCCTGGTACCCGGCCGCCGAGGAGACCTTGGTCGCCCACTACGACACCGGCTCGAACCAGCGATCCTGGCGGCTGATGATCGGGACCATCGGCCTCCCGCTGCTCGGCTGGAGTGAAGACGGCACCTCCGCCCTGACGTTCGCCGAGGCCACTGAGCGGCCGACCATCGACCCGTTCGGTGCGGTCCGGCTCCGGGTGACTCTGGTTACCGACGACGGCGCCGGAGGCTGGACGGTCACCTACGAGACCCAGAACGAGATCGACGGGCCGTGGGTTCAGCTCGGCGACGTGCTCAGCAACAGCGGGGGAGGAACTACATCGCTGTTCGACAGCACGGCGCCGTTCACCGTCGGCGCCTTCCTGCTGGCCGGTGCTCCGGTCCAGATCTACACGGGCCGGATCTACTCGGCTGAGATCCGCGACGGCGCTGCCGGGGTGATCCTCGCGGCGCCGGACTTCACCGGCCACCTGGACGGGACGAGCGAGTTCACCGACACCCAGGGGAATCTCTGGACGGTCCACAACCCCGCGGCGATCGTGAGCCCGGTCAGCACCGCGACGATCGCCATGCTGGGCCCGTTGGCCACCGCCGAGTGCGCCCAATGGGTGGACTACACCCTTCCCCGGACCGGTCCCTCCAGCGTGTGCGACCACGATCCGGAGCCGTGCTGCTCCTACTACCGGGCGCGCACCGTCGGCCGGATCGACGGGGATCTGCGGATCTCGAACTGGTCCGATGCTTTCGACCCTGCGATACCGCTGGGCCTCATCGTGATGTGGCCGTCCACCGACGCCACCGTCCCGGACGGTTTCCGCCGGACCACCGACCTGGACGGCCACTACCTGAAGGGCGTACCGGACGGCTCAACCCAGCCGGGGACTGTCGCAGGCGTGGCCACGCACGCGCACGTCGTGCCCACTCACACGCACGACACCAGCCACGTGCACGCCCACACCGGTGCCACCTCGGCCGCGGTGGGAGCGCTGAACAGCACGCCGAACTCCGCTGGTGCGGTCGCCGTACTGGCCACCCACACGCATACCCGGCCCGCGCTGAACTCCGCCACCGTGGTCAGCGGCGCCACCGCCCCGACCAGCGACACGGAGACCAACGATCCCGCCCGGCTGACAGTGATCTTCATGGAGTCGGACGGAACTCCCTTGGGGGTTCCGGACGGCGCCCTCGGGTTCATGCCGGACATTTCAGTGTCAGGATGGACGGACTACGCCGACGCTACGAACCGGTTCCTGAAGGGTGCCGCTGCAGCTGGCAACGGGGGAGCGACGGCTGCGAGCGCGCTCGACAACCACAACCACAGCGTGGACGCGCACACCCACACCGGGACCGCCCACGTGCACACCGGCACCACCGGCTCCGTGAGCAGCGCCAACACGCTGACTGCCGGAGCCCAGCAGGTCCTCTGGACCGCATCGCACACGCACCCGATCAGCGCCGCGTCGACCTCCACCCAAGCCCTGGCCTCGGGCGGGTCGGGGACGTCCGGCAACAGCGCGGGCAACGACCCGCCTTATCGCAACGTGCGGGTTAAAGAGAACACGCTCGGCGTGCCGGACCTCCCCGTCGGCCTGATCTGCGCCTGGCGCGGGTCGATCGGCTCGATCCCGGACTTCTGGCAGCTGTGCGACGGGACCAACGGCACGCTGGACCTGTTCGGTGTCCACCCCCGCGGCGCCACCGCATCGATCGGCGGGACCGGCGGGTCGCTCAATCCGCATGACCACACGACGCCGAGCCACAACCACACGACCACCGGGCACGCCCACTCCGAGACCATCGCGTCGGCGGCCGCGGTCACTCAGGGTTCCAGCGTCACCGTCACGGTCAGTGTGGCCACCGGCACGCACACCCACACCGGCACCAACACCGACAGCACCACGCCGACCGTCGCCAGCGTCACCTCCGGCACGCTCGCCAGCACCACGAGTGAGCCGCTTCACGAGGAGGTCGCGTTCGTCCAGCTCATGGAGACACCGACGCCCCCGCCGACGCCGGACCTGTTCTGCCTGGAGTGGGATGAGGACTGGCACCTGATCCGCACGCTCGGCCCGGACGGGCCGATGTGGGCGCCGGTGGCGGGCAAGTTCGAGTGGGACGTTGTGCGGCCGTTCACCGCGGCCAACGGCGTGATGGGCTCCCGGTTCGTCACCTCGGCCGCGCCGGGCGGCCGGAACCTCCACATGAGCGCGGCCGTGGAATCGGAGGCCGAGCTGGCCGTCCTGCACGCTGTGCTGTCCCGGCCGCTGGTACTGATCTCGCCGAGTGACGCCGAGGAGGTCTGGGCCGCGCCGGTCGCGGAGTCGGTGCGCATCGTCAAGATCGGCCGCATCCGGCAGGTGACCGCCGACTTCATCGGCACCGGCCCACAGCCGCCTCCCCAACTAGCTGACGTGGGAGCATAGAAGTCATGGCTGTTGTCGACGTTCTGAGGCCCGTCTCCGTCCGTAAGACGGGAGGTGGAACCGCCGTACCTTCGGGCACTCTGGCGGCTGTGACCTCGGACAACTCCGATGCCACGTACGTGGATTTCAACGAGGCCGACTCCAGCGACAACTACAACCTGAGGGTGGGCCCGCACACACCCGCGGCCGGTTACGGGCGGCACCGGGTCCGCGGCCGGATCCGGATCCGAGCCGACGCCGGGACGTGCACCGAGGACATCGACCTCGGCCGCGGGACCGACGACTTCATCGGGTTCGACACGGTGCCGGTCACCGCCGTGTTCACCGAGCAGTCCGGATCGTGGTACCAGGACGCCGAGTACGGGCTCAGCACCGCGGGCGCCCTGTCCGACCTGAACATCGGCGGTGGCTGGTTCGACCAGCCGGAGGACGGCGCCACCGAAACGCGCACGGCGGAGATGTACGTCGATGTCGATACCCGCCTGCAACCTGACTACAGCCCCGAGATCCAGGACAATGCGGGCGTCGACCAGACCGGCGGCACGGTCACCGACACTAACCAGCCGGATCTGTTCTTCGGCGGCGTCGGATACGACGGTCTACCTCCCCTGAGCTGGGCCGTCACAGTGAAGAACGGCGCGGCCGTGACTGTGTTCTCCAGCTCCGGCTCGGGCACTCCGCCCGGTACGGTGCCGGTCACCACCGGCCTGCCCGACGGCACGTACACCGCAACCTTCGTGGTCCGCTCGACCATCCGGGGAGCCGACCCGTTCGAGCACACACAGATTCTCGCGTTCAGCATCGAGAACACCATCCCCCCGCCTTCACCTCCCCTTGTCACGGTCACGCCTGAATTCGGCGGGTACCGGGTGACCTGGGAGAACCCCGGCGGCCAGATGTGGGACAACGACTACGTCGTGGCCGAGGTCTACCGCGACGACTGCACCGGGTCGTCCCGGATCGCGACCGTGCCGGACGGGCTCAACGGCTCCTACCTGGATCTGGCGATTCCACAGCTGGACCCGCAGCTGAGCGGCCCCGACTGCGAGCCGTCGGACGAGGCCTGTGACATCACCTACCGGGTCCGGTACTGGGGTTACGTCTCGACGTTCGTGGAACTGCCGGACACCATCCCGGCGGACATGATCCTGGCCTGGCCGAGCACGATCGCCAGCATCCCGTCCGGCTGGACCCGGGTGGCCGCACTGGACGGCTTCTACCCGCGTGGGGCGACCGGCACCGGCGCACCTAGTGCAACCGGAGGGACGGCCAGCCACAGCCACTCGATGGCCACCAGCCACGGCCACACGATCGGCGCCCACAGCCACAGCGTTGGTGGCAACACGGGCACGTCCAACAGCTCCACCACCAGCGCCCGGTTCAACGGGGCCAGCCAGCCTCAGGCTGACCAGCCGCACTCGCACACCCGGCCGAGCGCGACCGGTGTCCGGGACGCGTTCCTGTCCGGCCTGGCTACCCCCGCGACGAACTCCGCCAACAACCTGCCGTCCACGCGCGAGGTGATCTGGATCGAGTCGGACGGCTCACAGGCCAACTACCCCACCGGGGTACTCGGCTGGGCCACCGAGAGCGTGTCCGGCTGGGACACCGACGCACCCAGTTCGGGGAGGTACCTGCGCGGCGCTGCTGCAGCGGGCAACGGCGGGGCGAGCACTGGCACGGCCACCCACACGCACACCGTGGCCGCGCACACGCACGACGGGTTCATCCATGCCCACTCGCTGAGCAACACCAGCCTGAGCAACCCGGTCTCCAGCCAGGAGGCCGGATTCGGCTCCTCCTCCCCTCGCTGGCTGCCGAGGCACAACCACCCGATGACCGTGACGAACGCGGACTCCGGAGACTTGAGCTCGGCGTCCGGAGGTGCGACCAGCGCGGCCTCCCTGGATCCGCCGAACCGGAGGCTCCGCACGCTGGTCAATTCCGGGGGTGGCACTCAGACCCGGATCATCGGCCTGTACCTCGGCACGGTGGCTGCGCTCGATCCGCTGCTGACGTTGTGCGACGGCAACAGCGGGACCCCGGACATGCGGACCTGGTTCGCCCGGGACGTCGGCGCCGACTCGGTGAACAGCACCGGCGGGTCCTCGTCGCACACCCACACCGCGGGCAGCCACACCCACGGGATGGGCTCGCACAGCCACGACACGAACGTCGCCGTCTCGGGGACCGGCTCTTTCGAGCGGCCGACCTCCGGCGACCTGGGCGACTCTCCGACCACCGGCCACACCCACACCAGCGGCAACTCCGGCTCGGCGACCCCGGGCATCGCGTCCAACGGGTCGGGCACCACGACCAGCGCCAGTCACGTTCCGGTCTACAAGGAGGCTCATTTCGTCCGGCTGGACGGCACGATCTCCGGTGGCCCGCTGGCCGTGCCGGAGCTGAAGGTGAGCGACTTCTCCAGCTCCACGGTTCCGGCCTTCACCTACACCGACAACCTGGACCGGATCGCGAGCCTGACCGACAAGATGGCCGTGGCCACCGATCGGACCAGCGCATTCCCGCGGCTGGTGGTTGACTCCATCCCGCTGGACGGCGGGCTGCACTCGGTGTCCACGACCCTGACCGGGGAGGACCTCAGCCTGTCGATCGCTGTCGAGGGCCGAGCTGCCATCAACCGGCTGGAGGCACTACTCAGTGCCGACCGGATCTACTACTCACCTCTGGGTGGTATGCCCGGCTGGTTCGCCCCGCAGGGCTGGACCGTCAAGGGCCCAGTGAGCACGGTCAAGGTGCTGAGCCTGGTGCTCGTCCGGCAGCCGTGGCCGACCACACCCGACCCATCGGAGTTCTTGTAATGCCCCTGGCCAGTGATCTGCGGATCGTCCACAGTGGTCTATCCGGAGCGGGAAACTTGATCATCCACAAAGGACGTGCACGGTGAGCACCCAGTTCGCTTCAGCGCGAGCACAAGCCGCGCTCGGCACCCCGACCGGCTACCGGCGGTGGAGCCGCTTCACCTTCAGCCGGGGAGGTGTGACCCAGGAGCTGGAACCGGTCGCGGGCAGCTTCACCCAGGACGCCCGGCGCAACGGACGGTGGGACGGACGCCTCTCGTTCGCCGGCGACGACCTGTTGCCGCGCAGGCCGGGGGACCTGCTGACCCCGTTCGGCACCACCGTCGAGGTAGAGCTTGGCGTCCAGCTCCTTGACGATTCAGTGTCAAGCGTGCCTTACGGGACCTACGAGATCAGCTCCGCCAAGACCGACGTGCGCGCGGGTCAGCGGATGGTGGACGTAGGCCTGATAGACATCTCGGACGATGTGGAGCGGTACCGGTTCGAGACGCCGCTGACCATCGCGTCCGGTACCGACCTGGGCACCATGATCAATACGGTGGTCACCAACCGGACCGGCGTGAACCCCGGCGTGACGCCGGTCGGCGCCGCCCTGGGCGTGGCCCGGGTGCTCGGGCTCGACACCGGGACCGCGCCGTGGTCGGAGATCCTGGACATCCTGAGCAGCTTCAGCCGCACCGCCTGGTACGACCGGGTAGGCCACATCCAGGTCGGCACCCTGGTCCCGGATCCCACCAGTTCGTACCCTCTCGACCAGCTCACCAGCCTGTCGGCCAACTTCGACACCCGGCCGCCCAACGTGATCGTGGCCCGCGGCGAGTCCCAGGACGGCTCGGTTCCGGTCCAGGCGGTCGCCGTCGATGACGATCCTTCCTCCCCGACCTACGCCGGGACCGGGCCGGGGACCAGCCCCTACGGGCGCGTGACCCAGTTCTTCAGCTCCCCACTGCTGCTCACCGTCCCGCAGGCTCAGAGCGCCGCACAGACGATCCTCAGCCAGAACATCGGCGCCGGCGCCACCTACACCCTGATCCGGCCGTACGACCCGACGATCACCGCGGGGGACGTGGTCAGCGATAACGGTGCGGTCTACGCCGTGGACGCTGTAACGCTCGACCTCACCGGCGACACCTCTCTCCAGGTGCGGGAACTCTGATGGCGCTCGACTACACCAAGCTGATGAAGAAGCTCCGCCCCTCGCTGGACGGAGAGGACACGCTCACCCTGCGGGTCGGGGTGGTGGACGCGGTCAATACGGACGGCACCGCGGACGTCGCGATCTCCGGCATCATCCTGACCGGAGTCCCCCGGCTGGCCGAAGCCTCGGTCATGGAGGGCGCCGTCGTCCAGATGATCAGCTACCGCGGGTCGCTGATGATCATCGGGCGGTCGGCTGACTCGGCTGAGTCGGACGGCGTGGGCATGTGGGCCAGGGCCCAGGCCACCTCCAGCCAGACCGCCATCGGTATCAGCCTGACGGCTCTGCTGACCACGGCCAGCGTGACATTCATCCGCAACCGGGTCTACGAGATGAAGACCCACGGCGGGGTTTCGCACGGCACGGCCAACACCTACGCGGATCTCCGGGTGTTCAAGTCGGCCGGTGCACAGCTGGGGGAGTACTACCGCTTCCCGATCACCGCGGCGAACGCGGCATTCAACGCTACGGGGAGTGGCGTGTACTTCTCCGTCAGTGATGCGGGAAACGTGACCGGTGCCGTCCAGCTTCAAGGCTCGTTCTCGGTCGCCGGAGGCAGCCATTTCGCAAGTGCGGGCACACCTCGCAATCTAGAAGTATACGACGTTGGGGACATCAGTAAGTTTCCCGGCGTTCCGACCTGGTGAGCGCCAGGCCTGTGGCGATTCGCCCTAGAACTACTATGGTACATCCCGAAATATATATGGTTCGCCCTGTTATGCGGGGATGTAAAGGGAACCCCTGGGGACCCCAACCACCTACGCGTATGGAAAAAGTTGTCATTAGTTGATCTTGGCGCACACACGTAATACGCGTATGGGCGCGAGGGGGTTGACGCTCCCCAGGGTCCCCTGTCCCCTAGATCGGGGCAAACCAGATATATTCTGGGAGAAACCATAGTAGTTCTAGGGCAAATCGCCTCGGCTCCCGAGATGGCCTCGGCTCCGCTACAGTGGCAACATGACAGCCGCGCCTTCTTGGACGATCCTCGTGCCGACCCTGGGCGAGCGGCGCCCGCTGTTCGAGCGGCTGATGACCGGGCTGCTGCCCCAGCTCCACCCGTACGAGGGCCGGGTGCGCGTCGTCGCGTGGTGGAACAACGGCCACCCGTCGCTCCCCGAGATCCGCCAGCGGATGGTCCTGGACACCGCGACGGACTACCTCTCGTTCGTGGACGACGACGACATGGTGAGCCCGTTCTTCGTGGACGAGGTCATGCGCGCGCTGGACCACCGCCGCGACTACGTCGGGTTCCAGGTCCAGTGCTACTCCGACGACATGCCCACCGCGGTGGCCTACCACTCGCTGGCCTACGGCCACTGGCGGAACATGCGCGGCCGCCATGAACGCGACATCTCGCACATCAACCCGATGCTGTCCCGGATCGCGCGGAGCGCCGACTTCCGCCGGGCCCGCAAGGGGTCCCCGGAGGATCGGGCCTGGGTCGCCCAGCTCCGCCGTAGCGGGCTGTTGCAGACCGAGGTGGTCGTCCCCCGGATCATGTACCACTACCTGTACTCGACGTCCCGGGCCGACGGCCGGGGCTCGCGCTGGGAGAACCCACGGCTGATCCGGCCCGGCATACAGCGGTCCGTGATCGACAACCCGTACTTCACCTGGAGCAAATGATGATTGATCACCCGCACACGGACCCTGGCGACGGTCGCACCGAGTGTGAGACCTGCGGCAAGTTTGTCTGGTTTGTAACTCATTCGTGCAAGGGCGTGCCTGTGACGACTGCTGCTCGGCAACGGTTCGAGGACCAGCAGAAAGAAGGTCAAGGTGCCTGAGCTGGCTGTTCTCGTCCCCACCCGCGGCCGCCCGGGGAACATCCGGCGCCTGATCGCCGCCTGGGACTTCACCAACGCCTGGGACGTCGCGGACCTTGTGCTGGCCGTGGATGCCGACGACCCGAGGTACTACGAATACGGCGCGGTCCTGGATGAGTTCCTGGACGACACGCCGGATGACACGCCCAGCCCGCTCAAGATGATCACGTTTACCGAGTGGATGCCGATGGTGCACAAGCTGGAGCGGACGGTCAGCCAGTTGATCGTGGACAGTTCATACTTCGCCCTCGGATTCGCCGGCGACGATCACCTCCCCCAGACGATCGGCTGGGCTGAGCGCTACCTCGCCGTCCTGCACGAGCTGGGCACCGGCATGGTCTACGGGGACGACGGCTACCAGGGCCAGAACCTCAGCACCGAATGGGCGGTGACCGCTGACGCGGTCCGCGCGCTCGGCCGGATGGTCCCGGCACCGGTGGAGCACATGTACTGCGACAACGCGATGATGGACCTGTTCGGCGGAGCCGGGGCGTTGCGCCACCTCCCCGAGGTGCGGATCGAGCACATGCACCCGATCGCGGGGAAGGCCGAGAGCGACGCCCAGTACCAGCGGGTCAACCACCGGGACCAGTTCAAGCGGGACAAGCTTCGGTATGAGGACTGGCGCGGCCACACGATGCTGACCGCCGGGCCGAAGTCTGGACTGGACCGACTTCTCAGGCCGGACGTCCGGCCTGAGAAGTCGGTCCAGTCCAGACTTCGGCCCGGCACCATGCCGCGGTCGGTGACTCCGAGACCGAGAGGCAACCGTATGACGAGGCTTTCGATCCCCCGGCACTTCAAGAAGGTCCGCGGCGCTACCCCGGATGAGATCGGGGTCGCGCTGGCCGACTTCGCCGCCCAGGTGCCCTCGGATCAGGCGATCGTGGAGATCGGCGTGTTCCAGGGCCGGACCGCGCTGCTGATGGCCTGGGGAGCGCGCCAGGGGAACGGAGCGCACCTGTGGGGTGTCGACCTGTGGGAGAAGGCGGGCAACACCTATGCCCCGCCGTTCAACGAGGAGGGCTCGCGGCGCTGGGCCGAGTACAACGTGATGGCGCTCGGCTACAACAGCTCGATCACGCTGGTCCACGACTTCAGCGCCAACGTGGCCCGGGACTGGGTCACCTCCCCGGATCTGGTCGGCTACGGCAACCGGCAGGTGGGTTTGATCTTCATCGACGGCGACCACAGCAAGGAGGGCGCTCTGGCCGACGTCGAGCTGTGGGCGCCGCACCTCGCGCCCAACGCCGTGATCGCGCTGGACGACTACGGCCACCCCGACTGGCCCGGCGTGGCTGAGGCGGTGGACGAGATGGTGGCGGAGGGCTTTCTGGAACCGATCAAGATCTTCCACGACCACCTCGCCGTGACTCAGCTGGCCATTCGTCAGGAGACTCCGGAGGAGTCGGCCGCCATAGTGGACGCCAATCTCCGGGCGGCCGGGTCCGAGGGGCTGCACGCGGTCACCGCCATCACGAGCGAGGGCGTCTCGCCTTCTCCCGGCTGGGCCACTGGGGAGGAGCCTGGTCCGGAGCCGCAACCTAACCTGGCTGAGCCGATGCCGGTGGCCGAGGCGCCGCCGCTCTGGTTCATCGTGCATGAGGGCGAACTGGGGAGCGTGAGGCCGGGAACGTCGACCGAGGACCTGAACACAGGCCAGCTCCGCGCGCTCGCGCGCGCCCGCGGGATCCGGCTCGGCCCCCGCAAGGATCTGCGGGAGTCGATGCTGCAGGCATTGCGGGACGGCGAGTGAGGGTCAGCGCCAGCATCATGGCCCACCCGGACCGGGCGAGGTACGTGAAAGAACTTCGCGATGCGCTGGACCGCCCGGTGGAGATCTACTGGGACGACAACGGCCCGCCGTCCGGCAACGCCGAGCGCGTGTGGAACGTGGCGCGCGAGGCCTGGTCACTGTTCGACCCGGCGGCCGACTACCACGTGTTGATCCAGGACGACGCGGTTCCGTGCGGCGACTACCTCGCGGGGCTGGAGAAGGCCCTGGAGTTCGTCCCTGACGGGGCGGTGGTCTCGCCCTACCTCGGCACCGGGCGGATGGCTCCGGCCCGCTGGGACGTGTTGACGGTGCGTGCCGACGCCGTGCACGCATCCTGGGTCCGCGGCGAGCGCGTGATGTGGGGCGTGAGCCTGGCGGTTCCGACAGCCGACATACCGGCGATGATCGAGTGGTCCTCCCGGCGCGGCGGGGTCCCGGACGACATGCGGGTGGGCGGCTGGGCGAAGCGCAACGATCGTGAGGTCTGGTACACCTGGCCGTCACTGGTGGACCACCTGTCCATCCCCAGCCTGACGAAACACCGGGCAGCTGACCGGGTGGCGCGCAAGTGGCACTACGGCTCGGCGCTGGATTTGTCGTGGTCCGGGCCGGTGGTGACCGATCCCATGCTGCTGCGCCGCACCGGGACGCGCTCAGGCCCCTCTCGCGTACGCTCGGCGACAACAGCTCGGCGGACCGGGAAGGCAGGGAAAAGTGAGTGAGCAGGCGAGCACTGCCGCCCCTCCAACGGGATCTCTTTTTCCTGGTCCTCGGAGGCGCGTGGGGAACGTGGACGGTCCTGACCGCCGGGCCGTGGCCGTTGATGCTGATCAGCGCGGCGACGATGCTCGGCCCTGGTTTTCTCAGGCTCTGGCTCTCCGGGCCCGGTACGCGGGTCAGTCTGCCGTCGGAGCCGTCGGAGCCGCTGGGGCCGCGGTCCTCCTCCTCGCCTGGGTCGTCCAGCGCTCCCTCGGGGGCTGAGGCATGATCCGGCGTGTGAGACTCTCCGCGCGCTGGGACATACCGCGCCCCGTCTGGACGATCCTGCTGTCGTGGGGCCTGGCGGTCCTGCTCATCGCCAGCCTGCTGTCCTTCTGGATCTGGAAGAACGAGCGTGACCAGGATGCTGAGAACGCGAAGGTTCAGCGTGATCAGGACCAGGCCATGTGCGCTGTTCTGGATCTCTTCACCACCGGGCCACCGCCACCGGCTGGCCCGGCGGGGGAGCGTGGCCGCGTCATCGCGGCCGCGATGGCCGCGTACCGGGCCACTCTTCCGTGCGGCTGACCTCCCCGGCGAACTTTTATTATGTGCCGATACAAGTAAGTGGCGGGCTTGTCATTTGACAGGCGCGCCGGTAAAGTAACAGCTGTGACTGGACTGCGAGTTGATCAGGGAGGCCAGACCATCATGGGTGCGAGATCCACGGAGATCTTGTCTGACCTTCCCGATGAATTCGTCGGGTACGGTCCGGCGGCCGAGTACCTGGGCCTGAAGCGGAACACCCTCTCCAGCTACGTCGCGCGCGGCATCGGGCCGGAGGCCAACCCCGACCGGAAGGCAGAGGGTCAGTACAACCTGCCCGTTTTCACCCGGGCCAGCCTGGACGAGTGGAAGGCCGGCCGCCCAGGCCAGGGCGCGCGCACGGACCTGGTGTCCGCTGCAGCCTGACCTGTCCGAAGCTGAGGGCCCGGAGGGACTATCCTCCGGGCCCTCGTGCTGTGTCAGGCGACCCGGAAGTACCGGACGATCTCGAACCTGTCGCTGACCACCTTGCGCGGGTCACCCTCGCGCCGGACCAGGCCCTTTCGGCTCAGGCTGCCGATCGCGTTGAGGTTCGCTCCTGCTTCGCTCCACTCGTCCCGGCTCATGCCGTCCACCAGGATTTCCATGGCCGCTGCCTGAGTCTTGGGAAGTGCTGCTGTCTTCGTCATGAGAACTACTTTACAGGCGTGACAGTAAAGTGTCAACTCTCTGAGCACCTGTGTGACTTACTTCATCGGCATGCCGTTGAGGTTGACACTCCACTGTCACGCCTGTAAAGTCCTCCGTATCAGCAGCGAGCACGGAGAACAGGGAGCGAGCGATGACCGCCAAGGGAAAGATCAACGCCAGCGACGTCCAGGCCGGGGACCGGATCCTCGTGAAGTTCGCCTACAACTCCGAGGGCCACGAGAGCATCCGTGAGAGCGCCACCAAGACCGGCGAAGGCGTTCGAGTCGCCCGGGTTGTTGGCAAGGACAAGTGCGTCAATCGGCGCGGCTACATGATCGAGACGACTGCTGGGACGTTCTACGCCGCACCGGTTCAGACCATGTGGTTGGCGCCGGAGGATGCGGCCGGAGTCAAGCGGGCGCACGCCGAGGCTCTGACCGAGGACGTGCGGCGCGAGGTTGTGTCTGAGGTCATGGACAAGTACCACGCTGAGGCCGAGCTGGAGGACGCGGAGCGCGCCGCCGGAGATCCCCGCCAGTGGGCGACCGAGGGCACCGAGTACCCCTACCGGGGCGAGCCCACCGCCACCCCGGACGACCGCGAGGCGATCGATCACGCATGGGAGGCCGAGGAGGCCCGGCTGGACGAAGCCGCCACCGAGACTCTGATGTACGAGGCGATGCGCGAGGACTGGGCGCGCGGCAAGGTGGCCGCTGCCGGTAAGTCCTGGAAGACCCACCTGGTGAAGTTTGGCGGGACGGTACTCGCCCGGGGTCGCGGCGACATGGCCGGTTCCGCTGTGGTCCAGGAGGAGGTGACCGCCAAGGGGAGGATGACGATCACGCCGAGCGGCGCCGCGAAGATCGCCGCGCACCTTGCCGACCGAGAGATGTCGACCGTGACCGGCGACATGGCCGGTTCCGCGGTGGTCCAGCTCCTGGAGACGGTCTGGGACCGGATCCGCGGGAACCACTCGGAGCTTCCGGCCGTAGTCATGGTGACCGGCTCGGGCATGATCGGCCCGGCGCGCTGGGGCCACTTCCGGCCGAACGGCTGGAAGACTCGCGCTGAAGGCGAGAGTGCGATCACCAACCTGCAGATGGGCGAGATGTTCATGGCAGGGGAGACCCTGGCCAAGGGCGCTAAGCAGGTACTGCAGACCATGCTCCACGAGGCGGCCCACACCCTGGCCAAGGTCCGCGACATCCAGGACACCAGCCGCCAGAACCGGTGGCACAACGCCAAGTTCAAGCAGCTCGCCGAAGAGCTGGGCTTGGAGTACCGGGATGCTCAGGCCAGCCCCTCGATCGGCTTCTCCGAGGTCACCCTGAAGGAAGAGACTGTCGAGCAGTACGCCGACCTGCTGGCCGAGCTGGACGCGGCGATCCGGCTGGTCGTCCACCTCCCCCTGTGGCTCGGTAGCTCGGACGAGGAGACCGAGGGTGGCGAGCAGATCGGCCGCGGTCAGAAGAAGCCCGGCACCACCGAGTCCAGTACGGGCAACATCAAACTGACGTGCACGTGCGATGAGCCCAACATCATCCGTGCCAGCCGCAAGGTGATCGAGAAGACCAACATCCGGTGTGACGGGTGTGACCACCTGTTCGAGGAACGCTGATCGAGGAGGGGCCAGCTGGAATCGGCTGGCCTCCCCTTATTGACAACCTAACAGGCATGACGGTAATGTATGACACGGTGGGAGAGACTCGCCGTTGGGGGAGGTAGAGATGAGCGAACTACAGGACCTGCTGGCTGGAGCTGACGACCTCGGAGCCTGGCAAGCCGCGCTTGTGCGGGAGCGCGTCATCCGCAACACGATGGCCCAGACCGGCGAGGGCCGGGAGACGATCGTGGACATGATCGACGCGCTGGCGTCGATGGATCAGGAGGATGTCCTGAGCCTGACCGAGGGCGAGCCCACGACGCTGGCCGACGCGCTCCGGCGCTACGTGAACGACCTGGAGTCTCGGCACGGGGACTACGTCTCACCGGCCACGGTGGCCGAGGAGCTGGGCGCCATCCTGGCCTACCCCTGGACCGGCGAGGAGGCCCTGGTCCAGCTCCACAACCCGCATTACGGCCTGGCGCTCCACGTGGACGAGGGTGACAACCGGGACCTGGAGGTCCGGATGGGCAACAACCGGCACCTGGTCTACACGGTCAACTGGGAGGATGCGGGCTCCGGCGGCCAGCGCGAGGCTCAGAGAGTGGCCGAGGCGGTCTACCGCGCCACGCTGGCGCGCGTCATCGCGGACCGGGACCACCACGTCCAGCTCAGCGCCAGCGACCGGCGCTCGCTGCTGGCCTGGCTGGATCGGCCGAACGGCTCCTGGCGCCCGGATGACGGCGGCCGGATCAGCCTGGACGCGGCGGGCTCGGGGGTCATCGTGCGTACCCGGCCGTTCGCCCACCAGTACATGCCGAGCCGCTCGACCAGATCCTCTGATTGACACCTCACAGTCTTGACGGTAAGGTATGACGGGCAAGCTTGAGAAGCCGACAGGAAGGGGTCCGACACCGTGCGGGTACAGATGACGATCGGAGATCTCAGCGACTTCCAGTTCGACGTGGTGCAGGAGACGCTCCCGGCCAGAGGCTACGGCGACCTGTCGCGGTACGCCTCGACCGTGTGCGTCGTGTTCGAGCACGGTCACGTGCACCGTCACATCGAGATGGCGCCGGAGCACCTGATCCGGATCTGGAAGCGGCTGGAGTTCGTGGCCCCGGGCGCAGGGCAACAGCAGGTCCGGAACGACTGCGCGTTCTGTGGTTTCGAGCGCTCTCCCCGGGACGACAACCACGCGCCGGAATGCCCGTACTGGACCGTCGGACCGGGCAAGTTCACCACCGGCCCGGTCATCCCGGAGAAACGGCACGCCCTGGATCAGCTCCTGGAAGAGGACTCGTGTCAGATCCCGGGCTGTGGATGCTCCGGTCAGGAACACCGGTGACCGGCACCCCTCAGGCGAGGAAGCGCCGCGGCCGGACGACGGAGCTGCTGGCCGCGCGCTACCTGGCCGAGCACGGCTGGCCCTACGCCATGCCGACCGGCGCCGGGGCGTCCGGTGTCGACATCACCGGAACACCCGGGCTGGGGTGGGAGGTCAAGGCCCGAGCAGGGTTCGAGCCGATGGCCAATCTGCGCCAGGCGGTCCGCAACGCCGGGGACAACCTCCCCCTGGTCCTGCTCCGGCCCAACGGCGTCGGGCCGGCCCAGCTCGGGATCTGGCCGGTGTTCACCACGCTGGACCACATGGTCTGGCTGCTGAGGTCGTCCGGCTACGGCGACCCGCTACCTGAGGGGAGGGCAGATTGATGACCGTGGCGGACGAGGATATGAGGAAGGCGGTCGCCGAGCGACGTCGGCAGATCCGTGATGACGCGCCGTGTGAGGGATGTGGCTGCACGCTGGCCAGCTGCGAGGCGGAGCGGGGGAAGGACCCGGCGGCACCCTGGTTCGGCTGCTGTGCTGGGGTGCTGATGACACCGTGTCGCCACCGACCGGATACGGACGCCTTGAGCCGGTTGCTCAAGGAGGTTGAGACCGGCCACGTGCGGACCTTGGACGAGATGCTGCTGGACTCGGTCAGCCCGTTCAGCTACGCGCGGCGCCGTCTCGCCAGGATGCTGGCGACCTGGACAGACCCTGAGACCGACTACTACGGAGAATGACCGTGAGGACCGAACACGCAGGTTTCAAGTTCACCGGAATGGTCGGCAATATGGCGGCCAAGATTAACTACGTGGAAGAGGAGACAGAGCCGTACACGCAGATCATTCTGATCGGGATGGGTGACACGAGGTCTTTCGACCTGAACGGGCTGGAGTCCCTTATAGATGAGCTGAGCGATATCTATAAGATGGCCAAAACTGTGAATTACACCAATACAGAGCTCCCTGGGGAATCTGAGTGAGCGCGGCCCGTTGCCAGGAGAAAGGAAGAAATGATGGGCGATGAACTCGACGCACTGCTTAACCAAATAAAAAATGAAGAGAGGCATCGGACGGCTGCTCAGAAGTGGCTGAAGAAGGCTGAAGAAACAGCCCTTTCTGCAGGGCCTCTCCCGCATGGTGACGATAGCCGGGACACCATCCAGGTAGCTCTCTGTGCCGTAAGGATCGCTGACCTCCACATCAAACTGGCGGATTGGCTGGCGGCCAAGTGACCGCGGCGCGGCGTCATCTCTCCCGGTCGGGTGGGCGTCTCGCCTGCCCGCACCCGGCGCACCGGATGGCCACCGTCGACAACTCCCCGGCCGAGGTCATCCTCCCCGAGTGTGCCGGTCGCGGGCCCTGGCTCGCAGCCAGGATGGGCGGGATCGGCGGCTCCGAGGTCGGCGCCCTGGTGGGCGTGTCGGAGTACGACACCACGTTCAGCGTCTGGAACACCAAGAAACGTGGTGGAAAAGATCTGTCCGGCCTGGCGGCCGTCGAGTGGGGTCACCGGCTGGAGGACGTCGTGGCTCTGAAGACAGCAGAGGAGATCGGCCTGGTCTCGCGGTTCGCGGGCGGTCTGTGGGCCGACCGTGAGCGCGACTTCCTCCGGGTGACGCCGGACCGGTTCGCCTGCAAGCCGCGCCAGTGGAAGGCCAGGGCGCTGATCGAGTGCAAGACCTCCGGGGACGACGAGCACTGGGCCAGCGGCACGATCACGCCCGGCGGCCAGGGAACCGGCTCGGCGCCGCTCAGCTACCAGGCCCAGGCTCAGTGGCAGATGGGCATCATCGGCCTGCCGGTGTGCTACCTGGGCTGCCTGGTGCTGGGGCACGAGCGCCAGTTCTTCACGGTGGAGACCTTCTTCGACAAGACCTGGTTCAAGGAGCTGGCCGACGAGGCTGAGCGGTTCTGGGTAGTCAACGTGCTCGGCGACGAACCGCCGATGCACAACCTGCGCCACCCGAAGACCGAGGAGCTGCTGAAGCAGCTACACCCGTCGATCGTGGTCCCGTCGATCCAGCTCCCCGAGGATGCGGAGGAGTGGCTGGCCGACTACAAGACGGCCAAGCTGGCGGCCGACAAGGCCTCGGCCAGGTTGGACGAGATCAAGAACTACTTCCGGATGCAGGTCGGCGACGCCGGTGCGGGTTACCTGGGCGAGCGGAAGATCGTCAGCTACCCCGAGATCAAGTCCAGCCGGATCAGCGTCGAGGCGCTGCGCCGGGACTACCCGGAGGTGGCCGAGGCCTGCACGGTGGTCAGCCACTACCGGGCGATGACGATCCGGGCGCTGAAGTGACACTTAAGTGTCAACGTTGCAACGTTGACGGCGGCACTGTAAGGTATGACTCGCTGGTTCGACAGACCCCTTAGGGCCAGCATCCGGGCCGGTTTCGCGGTCGGTCCGGCTCCCTGGATAGGCAGTTGTCAGCCCCAAGAATGGCGTATGAGGGGCCACCGTGGTTCGAGTCCACGGCGGGGGGCGAGCGGTCCGAGGTTCGCCCAAGACCGGTCTGATCAACTCAAGGCGGACGCGCTACGCGGGTGGCGTTAAGAGACCCGAACTGGTCCGGCTGGACGGCACTGCCTACGCGTATTGAGGAAGCCGTCCAGCCGGATCGGGACAACTAACTAGCCAGCTCACTGAAGGAGGGCCCTCGTGGCCGGAAGCACCAGTAAGACTCCCCCCGCCAAGGACGAGGCGGACGAGCTGTTCGAAAGCCTGACGGACACCGCCAAGGAAGTCTCGGAGGATGACTTCGATGACCTGCTGGACTCGGTTGAGGAGGACGACTCCGAAGGCTGGGTCCCCACCGAGCACGGCGAGGGTATCTCCGGCCTGGTGATCAAGGTGGGCGAGACCCGGTCGGACTACGCCAAGCCCGGCGACAACCCGATGGTTCCCACGGTCACGATCCAGACCAAGGACGGCACGAAGTACCGTGTCATCGGCTACAGCTCCGTGCTGAAGCGGGAGCTGCTGGACGCGGACGCCGAGCTCGGCGACCGTATGGCGGTCAAGTTCTTCGGCGAGAAGATCGCCCGTACCGGCCCGTACGCCGGGAAGCCATACAGGCATTTCGGGGTCGCTGTCAGGCACGTCGAGAAGTAGTCGACCTCCCCGGGGCGGTCAAGATGGTGGCGATATCCAGAGTTCGATCACCGCCCCGGGGAACCCCGTCTGTTCATTCACTGGTGTGAATCATTGTATCGGCGATACCCACGGATCAATCATTCACATCGGTCAATGAGCAGACGGTCAAGGTGACACCGTCAACCATAAGGAACGCACCGTCTGCTCATGAGCCGGTACGAATCAGTGAAGATTCGATACCCAAGCTCCCCGCATTCGTACCAGGTCATGAGCAGACGGTTTAAAGGTTCTCCGATACCCAAAGGCAAAGCACCGTCTGTTCTTGAACCGGTACGAATCAAAGCGGATCCGATACCCATGGGGACACCATTCGTACCGGGTCATGAGCAGACGGTCATAGTCCTCCCGATATCCAAAGTCGTCCCACCGTCTGTTCTTGAACCGGTACGAATCAAAGCGGGTCCGATACCCATGTTTCCTACATTCGTACCGGATCATGAGCAGATGGTCACAGGTTCGCTGATACCCAAGCTCGGCACACCGTCTGTTCTTGAACCGGTACGAATCAAAGTCCCACCGATACCCAACCACTCTACATTCGTACCGGGTCATGAGCAGACGGTCAATACACCGCCGATACCCAAATGCAGCGCACCGTCTGTTCTTGACCCGGTACGAATCACAGCCCATACGATACCCATAGCGTCGCCATTCGTACCGGCCCATGGACCAACGGAGAGGAACCGAACACCCATGAAATTCGACCTCCGCCAGCACATCCGGGCGATCCTCACGGACACCACCGAGGAGAACCTGGACACCCTGGCCAACCTGATCTTCGAACGCACGCCCAAGGCCGCAACGAGCGAGGCCTACCGCCAGGCGCTGACCGAGACGGTCCGCCGGGAACTGGCCACCGTCCCGCGCAAGGACTCCCGGCCCGATCAACTGGCAGCCGATACCCAGAGGGACACCATCGAGCCGGGTCAAAGCACCGTCACCGGGGAGGACCAAACCCGCATCGCTGCCCAATCAGCCGGCGTCCTCCCCGGTGGCGGCAACGTCCGGAACTCCCGCGTCGCGTTGTTCCGGAAGCACCGCGTCCGGCTGTCCCTCTGGCTGGGCAACAAGACGTACCGTGACATCGAGCGGTGCACGATTGCGGACCTGGAGTTCGCCGCGGCCGAGTCGGACCGGCAGTCCGAGGCCAACGCCACCACGGCGCGCAAGTACCGCAAGCTGGTCAAGGTGATGCAGCAACACCACGTCGAGGTCGTCGCCGACCTCTCCGATGAGCAGGTCGAAGAGGTGCTGTGCGATGAGTGAGATGTTGCGCGGCAACACCGCGATCTTCCTGCTGGCCGCCCAGCTCGACGGTCTGGAGGAGCTACGCAAGGCCACGGACAACCGGTTCCGGCAGGCCACCCGGTCCGAAGTCGACTCGGACGACGAGATGCGGGGGATGGGCCTGTCGCCGGACGACCCCGACGTCGCGGCCATCCGCGTTGCCGGGGAGAACCTCGCCAAACTGGAGCACGCCGTCATCCTCGGCCTTCAGCGAGCGATGCGGAAGCACCCGCTGGGGCCGTGGCAGAAGGAACAGATCGGGATCGGGGAGAAGCAGCTGGCGCGCCTACTGGCCACCATCGGCGACCCGTACTGGAACATCCTCCACGACCGGCCGCGCACCGTCAGTGAACTCTGGGCCTACAGTGGCCTGCACACGATCCCCGTCGTTCATACACCTAGCGGTGCTCAAGGTCGGAGCATCGGCGGGGATGAACAGCCGGGCGGCATCTCGGGTCAAATAGAGCTCGACACCCAGAATGCCAGCATTCGGGGTGCCGCCCGGCGCAGGAAGGGCCAGAAGTCGAACTGGTCGACGGACGCCAAGACGCGCGCCTACCTGATCTCGGAGAGTTGCGTCAAGCAGGCTCGCTCCCCGTACCGCGAGGTCTACGACAAGCGCCGGGCGGTGACCGCGGAGAAGGTCCACGACCGGCCGTGCCCGCAGTGCAACGGCGCCGGTAAGACGGAGCTGATCACCGCCCCGTGGCGGCCGGGCCACCAGCACGCCGACGCGCTGAGGATCGTCAGCAAGACCGTGCTGAAGGATCTCTGGATCGCGGCCCGGGACTGGCACGCTGCGAACGACTAGGAGACTCCCCGAGCTGGGGTCATCGATCGCTCGATACCCATTTGCCGCACACCCAGCTCGGGGCTCACACCCCTCCGGGTCGCGGTCAAGGTCGCTTCGGTACCCATACACGAACCACCGCGGACCGGAGGCTCAACTTCATAGACTCCCCGAGCTGGGTCATATTCGTCTCGCTACCCAATGGCGGCCCACCCAGCTCGGGGGCCACACTCCACGGTCAACACCTTCTCTGGTACCCAGCAAGTGAACACCGTGGCGGCCCCCTCCCCCCTTCCGGGGCGGGGGCCCCGTCCGTCAGGCGACCTTGATGACTTCGATGGTCCAGGTGTTCGGAACCGCACACGGTATGAAGTCGAACCCCGAGGTGGGAAGGTATCCGTGGGACATGAGCTGAACCGCCGCGCTCCGGGTCCCGCCGACCTTGGCGTCACAGGGCATCGATTCGACCGGCTCACGGTTGGTGCGGAGTGCATCTGCGTCGGCGTAGACGTTGATCTGGTAACCGGCGATGTGAGCGATCATGATCGGTGCCTCCTCGGTGTGGCCCTGCTGACGGATACGACGTTACAGGCTTGACTGTGAAGTGTCAACCGCTAGGCCCCGGGGTTTCCCCGGGGCCTGTCTCGTTCAGCGGCTGATGGCTGCGAGGCCAGCGGCGGTGATCTGGCCCCGCTCCATGAGGCCCATGTCGTGGAGAGCGTCGTTGGTGCCGCGGCGCATCTGGTTACTGCTACCGCCGTCCGCCAGCTTGGTCAGTGCCTTGATCTGGGCGGGGGAGAGGGGCTTCGGTGTCGCTCGCTTCTTCATGGGAGAAGCTTAACAGGCTTGACTGTGAAGTGTCAACTCGCCAGGACCGAGGAATGTCACCCATCATCTTCGCGCCCGGTCCGGGGTTCTCACTGCTAACATAGAAGGCATGACGATGAAGTTCGGTTTCGACAGCAAGAAGATCGATGACGACACGGTGCTGCTGTTCGGTATCAGCTACTCGGGGATGAGCCACAGCCGCGCCTTCACCTACGCGATGCTGAAGGCGGGCGGCCTGTGGTACGTGACCGGTAGCGGCCGGGTGCCGATCGCCGCCGGGTGGCTGGCTGTCGAGCGCTGGCTGGAACGGGACGGCCGATTGGTCGAATGGGTCAAGATCCTGACCGAGGCGGAGTACCTGTGGCCGCCGCGACTGTGGGCCGATAGCACCAAGACCGGGGAGCAGGAGTGATCCGGCTCCCCGACTGGGCCTACAACCGGCTCTCACGTACGTACCTGGCTCAGCGCCGGATTCGGTTGCAGGAGGCTGACCAGCGGATGACCGACGATGACCGTCGGTTGCGGGAGTGGGTCGATCGGATGCGCGAGGCCCACGACATGGGCACGTGCGGCGGTGGCTGCACATTCGTTCCGTGCGTACCGCACGTTGACACCTTGCAGTGATGACAGTAAGGTTTCCGGCATGACGACAGAGAAGCACGACACGGCAGCCCAGGACCACGAGGCGGACTGCCTGATGTGTGCCGTCCGCGCACTGACCGAGGGCGACCCGGCGGCCACCTGGAATCCGACCGTCGAAGGCGCGACGATCAGAGGGGTGGTGCTCCGCCAGGGTGAGGTCTCAACCGAGTTCGGACCGGTTCCGTTCGTGGACCTGTGGCGAGGCGGGACCAGACGAGTCCGCGTGATGGCCTACGCCCCCGGACTCCAGCACGCGCTGACCCAGGGCGCGGCCCTGATCGGGGACCGGCTCCAGGTCCGGTTCGACGGAAAGGCCACGATCGACCGTCTGGGCCACACGACACACGGTCGGTCGTATAAGCGGTTCAGCGCCAACGTGCAGAGAGGGCACTGATGGACATCCAGCTCCGCGACTACCAGGTCAAGGCTCTGGACGCCATCGAGACGGCCGAGCGCGAGGGTGTTCGCCGCCCCCTGGTGGTCCACCCGACCGGCACCGGAAAGGGCGTGGTGATGGGCGCGGCCGCCACCCGGCGCGCCGACCGCGGCCGGACGATCGTCGGTGTGCACCGCGAAGAGCTGGCCGACCAGTTCATCGAGAAACTGGACTGGCAGGCGCCACACCTCTCGACCGGCATCGTCAAGGCGGAGCGGGACGAGGTGGACGCGGACTGCGTGGTGGCCTCCATCCCTACCGCGCACCGCGACGAACGGCTCCGGCGGCTGGTCGAGTCGGCCGGGCGCCGGCCGTTCGGGACGATCATCGTGGACGAAGCCCACCACGCACCATCGCCGAGCTGGACGAAGTTCCTGAAGGGGCTCGGCGCATTCCACCCGCACGGCCCTCTGGCGGTCGGCTTCACCGCCACTCCGGAGCGGGAGGGGAAGACGCTCGGCGTGTGGGAGAAAGTTGTCTCTTACATGTCAATTCGGGAGGCCATCTTCGGCGGCTACCTGGTGCCGATCCTCCCGGCGGTGGTGGTCGAGACCAAGATGGACCTCACCCGGGTGCGCAAGGGTGGCGACGGCGACCTCTCCGGTGGCGACCTCGGCCGTGAGATGGAGGACTCCGGCGCCATCGAGGAGATCGCGGACGGGCTGATCGAGCACGCCGGTGACCGCAAGATTCTCGCCTTCACACCGACGGTCAAGACCGCACACGCTCTCGCGGCCGCCCTGGTCAAGCGCGGCATGGCTGCTGAGGCGGTGGAGAGCGACACCGAGACCGACCTCCGGACGGCGACCAAGAAGCGGCTGAAGACCGGCGAGACCCAGTGCGTGGTCAACTGCGGAGTCTTCATCGAGGGCTTTGACGAGCCGTCGATCGACTGCGTAGCCATCGCACGGGCCACCGTGCGCCACGGCCTGTACGTCCAGATGGCGGGCCGCGGGACCCGGCTGTCCCCGGGGAAGGCCGACCTGCTGATCGTTGACTTCGTCGGCGCCACCCGGCGCCATGACATCGTCACGAGGGTCGACCTCGGGGACGAGGGGTTTGACACCAAGCGCAAGAAGAAGCTCGACGGAGAGGCCGAAGCTCAGGCGTGCCCGACGTGCGGGGAGCCGTGTGAGGTCACCTGGCACCGGTGTTCGCTGTGCCGCCGCTACCTCCCCGCCCGGGTGGTCTCGGAGAACGGCCACCGGCATGACAACTGCGATGCTGGCAAGGCCGGGAAGGTCGACGTGTTCGGCGCTTCACGGTTGCGCTGGTTACCCGTCGAGGACGGCTGGTGCCTCGGCGCCGGTCAGGAGATCGTCGTCATGGTCCCGGCGGGGGTCGACACCTGGCGGTTGGCTGCGTACCGGAACGCCAAGCTGGAGATCCTGCACGAGCAGCTCCCGGCCGACTGGGCGATGGGGATCGGTGAGGACCGTGCCAAGGCGTTTCAAAAGCTTGTCGAACGTGACGCGCGCTGGCTGCGCCAGCCGGTCAGTGACCAGCAGCGCGGCCGCCTGCTGCGCGAGGGCCTGCCGGAGGCCAAGCTCGGCAAGGTGCGCACCCGTGGTGAGGCGGCCGACCTGATCACCCGGATCAGCGGGCGCCGGGCGGTCAGGAAGCTGGCAGTCCGATAGAGCTTCCGGGGCTGGGCCAGAAGGGCTTCGATACCCAAACCAGTGCCGCCCGGCCCCGGTTGACCACCTCAACGTCTAGCCTGTAAGGTTCGAGACCTAACAACAGGACGGGGAGTCCGATGGAGATCCGCATCAAGACTGCGAAAGAGTTTCACGATTCGCACGTGACCATCGAAATCACGGCAGGCGACCGAGAGGAGGCGACCGAGGTCCTCGAACGGCTGTCCACCTCAGACGAGGTGGGCCTTAAGGATCGGGTCGTGGTCCTGGAGGACCAGCTGGCTGAGGAAACCAAGCGTGCCGATAAAGAGCAGCTCGGCAGGCGCTCCAACCGGCAGTGGGCCGAGCGAGCAGAGGACAGGGTCAAAGAGCTCTTTAAGAACAATGATCTTCTAGCCGAGAAGTTGAATGTGGCTGAAGCCAGCCTGGAAAAGCTCAAAGACAGGTTCTTGAAGTCGGAGAGCAAAGCCCAGGCGTTCAACATGGACCGCAAGGATCTGGCCCAGAGGTTGGACCAGTTGCGGGCCTCCAGTGCTGACCAGCGGCACAGCCTTGATACGGCGGAGCATCGGCTCACCGACGTGGCCCGCCTGGCGCGCCTGTTGGTCACCCGGGCCACTCTTCCGGACGTTTCTTCGGTGATCAACATCCAAAGGATCCAGGAGCTGACGGCTCCGTGGTCTGATTCGCCGTCCGAGCCAACGTCGCAGGCGTAAGGTCGGCAGACACGGAGAAGGCCGGTCAGGGGGAGGAGACCCACCTGACCGGCCCAGAGATCAACCTGCGAGAGGAAGACCGAACGTGAGCGACGATAACATGATTCGTCCGGATGAACAGCGTTTGGTCGATGGCATAGAGCTGCTGAAGCGCACCGAGGGTGCGATGCACGGCGGCCATGTGGTCGGAGAACTGGCCGCGGCGCACGAGGAGTACCTGACGGCGCAGGCCGTTGACGTGCAGTTGGCCCGGTCGCTCGGCGTCCGGTCGCTGGTCAGTCCAGAGGACACCAAGGGCCTCGGCGGGGTGTGGGAGAACTGGGCCAACTTTCCGGCCATCCTCTTCCCCTGGACCGACGACCTCGGCGAGCGTGTCGAGTACCAGATCCGCCCGGACGACCCGACCGAGGACGGTCGCGGCCGGACCCGTAAGTACGTCTTCCGCAAGGGCATGGAACCGGTGCTCTGGGCCGTGCGCTCGGCGCCGGAAGCCGACCGGATGCTGATCGTGGAGGGCACCAAGCAGTGTCTAGCGGCCGCCAGTTACGCGCCCGAGGGCTGGGCGGTGTACGGCATGGCGGGCTGCCGGATGTGGCAGGTCGACGGCCGCCCGATTCCGGACCTCGCCCTGGCCGACGGCTGTACGGTGGTCGTGATCTTGGACGCCGATGCGTCAAGCAACCCTGACGTTTATCAGGCCGGAACCGGGCTCGCCGAAGCCCTCGCGATGGAGGGCGCCACCAAGATCAGCTTCACCCGCCTCCCCGGGGACGACGCCAAGGCAGGCCTGGACGACGTGCTCGCCGGGCGCGCGCCCGAACGGCGGGCAGCTTACTTCTCCCGGATCCTGGCGGGCGCCAAGCCGAAGCCCGCCGACTCCAAGCCCAAGCCCCGCAGGCGTGGTTCGGAGGCGCCGACGGGGAAGGACGGCCGGACCACGGTCGTGTGCAACCGGGACAGGCTGTCGGTGATCAACGACCTGACCAGCGCGCTGATCAGCCGGTGGGACGGCAAGGAGCTGTTCAACCACGGCGGTGTCATCTCCCGGCTGACCGCAACCGGCATGTCCCCGGTCGACCGGGGGACCTTCCACGACGTGATCCAGGAGACCGCGGTCACGGTCAACGAGAATTCCGACGCCCAGGGCGGCGTCACCTACAGCTTTACGTGGCCCGACCCCGGCACCATCGCCGCGGTGACCAGCCGGTCAGCCAAGTTCTCCCCGCTGGAGAGGGTCGCGCACGCCCCGTTCGTACGGCCGGACGGGACGATCGTCACCGAGCCCGGCTACGACGAGGCCACCAAGACCATCCTTCTGGCGGACCCGGTGCTGGAGGGCCTGACCGTCCCCGAGAATCCGAGCCCGGAGGAGATCACCGCCGCGCGCGAGCTGATTCTCAGCGAGTGGTTCGGCGACATGCCGTTCGAGACGGACGCCGACCGGGCCAATCTGCTGGCGCTGATCGTCACCCCGGCCATCCGCGGCATGGTCCCCAAGGTGCCGCTCGCGGTGGTCGACGGCCTGCAGGCGGGCGTGGGGAAGAACCTGATCGCCGACTCGATCATCTCGGTCTACACCGGATCGGCGGCCGAGCCGATGAACTGGGTGTCCGAGCCCGAGGAGCTGCGCAAGCAGATCACCAGCGCTTTCCGCACCGGCAAGGAGTTCTTCGTCTTCGATGAGGCGCACACGATCGAGGGCGCACCGCTGGCCCAGGCGCTCACCGCCGAGACGTGGCAGGACCGGATCCTGGGCGTCAGCACGATGGCCAACTTCCCGAACCGGGTCACCTGGATATCCCTCGGGAACCAGGTCCAGGTTCGCGGCGACCTCACCCGCCGGGTCTACCGGATCTCGATCAGGCCCGACTACGCCAACCCGCAGGACCGGCCGTCCAGCTCCTTCCGCCACCCCGGAATCTCGGGGCTGGACCTGGTGAGCTGGAGCCGGGCCAACCGGCGCCAGCTGATGGTGGCCATCCTCACGCTGGTCCGGGCCTGGTTCGCCCAGGGTGCCCCGCGGCCGAGGCGCAGCATCTCCTTCGGGTCGTTCGAGGTCTGGGAGCGGATCGTCAGCGGGATCGTGGAGGCCGCCGGGCTGGACGGCTTCCTGAAGAACCTCAAGATCTGGCGGTCGGAGAGCGACTTCGACACCCAGTACTGGCATGGCCACCTGGGCTGGCTCCGAGAGCAGTTCTCGAACAACACGTTCCGGGCCTCCGACGTCAAGGGGAAGGCGCTCGCCGATCCGGCTGCGTACATGGCCCCGCCCAAGTTGGACGACCCGAGCGAGAAGGGTTATACCAAGGCGCTCGGCGAGGCCTACTCGCGGCTGAAGGGGCGCCGGTACGACGGAATGTGGATCGAACGTGTCGGTTCCGCGTTCGGTCATGTGAGCCAGTGGCGGGTTTTCGAGGAGGATGACCTCCCCCCGGCGCCCGGCGCCGAGCCGGAGCCGGCACCCGGGCCGTCGGACCCTGAGCCCGACGCTCCAACGTCGGTGGATCCACAGCCTGTGGATTACGGTCCGCGAGCCGAGCCCAAGATGCACCCGGATGGGTATGCCCTGACGTACGCGCCGGACGGTCCGGAGCCTGACACTTCAGCGTCAACCGCCGACGTCGTTACGTTCGACCTGGAGACCGGCGACGCGGCCGACCTCTACCGCACCCCGGGGAGCGAGTACGTCCGAATCGGCGGGACTGCCCGGGGTGATGATCCGGTGGTCTCGTACACACACGATCGGACCGCCGAGTATGTGGCGCGTCGACTCCAGAATGCGGGCACCATTACCGGCCACAACATCATGGCCTTCGACCTCCCCGCGCTGGTGCGGGCGCGAAAGATCACCATGGAGCAGATCCACCACGACGCCGCCGACGGCAAACTCTTCGACGCGCTGGTGGTGGCCCGGTTCCTGGACCCGCCGATGGCCCGGGACAAGGGTGTGGACGCCGACCGCAAGTACGACCTCGGCACGCTCGCCGAGAAGTACGGGCTGGGTGCCAAGCTCACCGACGTGTCCAAGAGGCTGGCCAAGAAGTACGGCGGCTGGTGGCACATTCCGATCGATGACTCTGAGGACGGCCGGGCCTTCAAGGACTACATGGTCCAGGACGTCGAGCTGTCCCGGCGGTTGTACTCCAAGCTCCTGGAGGAGCTGGGAGGAAGCCTGCCGGAGTACCTGGTGCGGGAGCACCGGGTGGCCGCGCTCGCCGCGCAGATCTCGATCAACGGCTTCCTGGTGGACCAGGGTCTGCTCGCCGTCCGGATGAACGGGATCCGGGACCGTAAGGCCCGGGCCATGGAGTCGCTGGTCGAGCACTGTGCGATCCCGACCGAGGACGCCAAAGGTAAGGCTTACCTATCTCCGCTGTCCACCAAGCCGGGGAAGGCCGCGCTGGAGAAGGCACTCCGTGCGGCTGGGGCCACCTCGATCTGGACCACGCCCAGCTCCGGTGAGATCCAGGTCAGCGCCGACCACATGCTCCACCTGGGGCAGGAGTACCACCACCTGCCCGCGGTCTGCGCCATCGTCAAGGAGGTCTACCGGATCGTCTCGGCGCGGACCGTCTACGAGACCATTGCCAACAGCATGGCGCCGGACGGCCGGGTACACCCCAGGGTGTCGTTCAAGCAGGCCACCGGCCGCTGGTCGCTGACCGATCCGGGGCTCACGGTGATGGGCAAGCGGAACGGCCGGCACGTCGAGCGCGCCGTGCTGCTGCCCGATCCCGGGGAGGTGCTGATCTCGGTCGACCTCTCGCAGGTCGATATGCGCGCCGTCGCGGGATTGTCACAGGACCAGGCGTACATCGCGATGCTGCACGAGGAGGATCCCCACGCCGAGCTGGCGCTGGCGCTGTTCGGCGACCGCTCGTTCCGGGAGGTCGCCAAGCCGATCGGGCACGGCTGGAACTACGGGGAGTCGCTGCGCCGGATCGGCATGGAGAACGACATCGAGCCAGCGCTGGTCCGTCGGTTCGACGCGTCGATGCGCGAGCGCTTCCCCCGGCTGGTCGAATGGCAGCAGGAGGTTCGCGTGCTCGCCGAGTCCGGCCAGCTGCTGGACAACGGGTTCGGCCGGATGATGCGGCCCGACCCGCGGCGCGCCCACACCCAGGGCCCGGCGCTGATGGGCCAGGGTGCGGCTCGCGACCTCATGATGGAGGGGATGTTGCGCCTCCCCGCCGAGGTGCTGCCGATGCTGCGGGCGCAGGTGCACGACGAGATTGTCCTCAGCGTGCCGGAGGAGGACGCGGTGGACGTCGGCCGCGCGGTGGTCGAAGCGCTGTCGTTCGAGTGGCGTGGGGTCCCCATCCTGGCGGATGTGAGCCCGGCGGGAACCGACTGGTCACGCTGCTACGAGAAATGATCTTCCCGGGGCGGGGCCAATCTCGGCTCGATACCTATTGCAGAAGCGCCCTGCCCTGGGTTGACTACATGTACGTCATGACTGTAAGGTAACGTCTCGTCCGGCTCGGGACCAGGGCCGTCCCAACATCCAGAACGCACACGTCCCGAGTCCGGGCACCCCAAACTTTGACAATTACGTATCAAGGAGACCGAACAATGAGCGACCCACTGAAGACACTTATCAGCCTGGACCGGACCTCGGCCCCCATCTCGCCCGGCCCGGCCTCCGCCGCGCTGCTGTTGCCGACCGAGACCGCGGGGAGGAAGAAGGGCTTCCCGGTCTGGGCGATCATTCTGGTCGTGCTCGGCGGGCTCTTCCTGATGTTCTCGGCCGTGGCCGTCATCGGGATCGCCGGAGGCAGCGGTGACCCGAAGGCGGGGTTCACCACCATGCCCGCGGCTCCGGCTGCCGAGAAGAGCCTGGGCGCGGACAAGGGCCCGGCCGCCTACACCGTCGGTAAGACGTTCCTCTCCGGCGACTTCCAGTACACGTTCCACGGGGTGAAGACCGGCCTCACGCAGGTGGGCGGCCAATACAACCGGCAGAAGGCGCAGGGCGTGTACACCCGGCTGGACGTCACCGTGAAGAACGTCGGCGACCAGCCGATGTACTTCGACGCCGACGGCCGGATCAAGGTCGAGGACGCCGCCGGTCGGCAGTTCAGCGCGGACGGCACGGCCAACATCTTCGGGAACAAGGACCTGACCGGCTGGTACACGGAGCTGAACCCCGGCAACTCGATCCGCGCATACGCCTTCTACGACCTGCCCAAGGGCGTCAAGGCGGTGCGCGCGGTGGTGAGCACGGACGGATTCCTGTTCGACCGTGACGTCGTAGTCACGCTTGCCTGACCGCTTGATCACCTCCCCGTAGATGCTGTAAGGTTCCGCCCGACCCAACCGACAGGGGAAGAGACATACATGAAGATCAATACTAGGCTGGCTGCTGTCTCGCTCGGCGTGCTGGTCGGCGCCCTCGCGATGAGCGGCCCGGCGCAGGCCACCGAGATCGGCTACAGCCCCACCGGCTCGGCGAACTGCCCGAACGCCTCCGGCTGGTACGTCAACGTGGACGAGAACGGCGACGGCCAGCCCACCGCGGACACCGTGGACCTGCGACCCGAGCAGAAGCCCGCCGGGTTCCTGTTCAACGGCCCGAGCATCATCCACCACCACACCGCGAGCCCGACCGGGATCAAGCTGGCCGACGTCGAGGCGGGGTCGTTCACGGCCGCGCTCAAAGTAGGCGCGCTCCCGCTGTTCAAGATGGAGACGGCGAATCCGTACTCCACGGTCAACGTCACCGCGGGCGGCAAGTTCTGGTCGAGCAAGATCGGCGCTGCCGATGTCGGCGGCCAGTCCAACCCGGTGGACACCGCCGGTGACCTGGTGGGGCTGTGGAACTACACGGCCGCAACCGTGGTCGGCACGTTCGGCGTCGGTTACGCCAAGGACACCGGCAACTCCGCACTGGTCAAGTCGGTGACGTTCGACGGCAAGATCTACCCGCTGGCCTGCTACCCGCCCAGCCCCTCCCCGAGCGCCAGCCCGACGCCGAGCTCAAGCCCGAGTCCCAGCGCGAGCGCCACGGCGACCCAGCCGGGACCGACGGCTCCGGCGCCGCTGCCCACCGGCGGCGCCGGTATCAGCGGGCCCAGCCTGCCGGTCACCGGCGCCGGTACCGGCGTCCTGATCGCTGTCGGAGTCATGGTCGCCGCTACCGGAGCATTTCTGATCGTGCTCTCGCGGCGCCGCAAGGTGGACTTCGCCGCCTGATCTCACCTCCAGGTAGCGGCGCCTTTCGTGGGGGTTGCCGCCCTGCCCGAGCCCACCTGGTCACTTCCCCGTTCCCAGGTGGGCTCGGCGCTGTCCGGGACACCGAGATGTCCTCTGACTTCAGGATAGGATGGCACCATGTACCGAAAGGGCGTCGTGAATCCGGAAGGTCTCAGGCCGATTACGCGCACCTTCAACCCCGGCGGGGCCCGGTGGTGCGAAGACCACCGCCGGATGGAGTGCACGAAGAACAGGAGCAGGGGCCGCGGCTCCTGCCACGCCTTGGCCGTCCGCGGTACGGACGGCTGTCAGCGGCACGTCGGGGCCTCCCTGGCGGTGGCCAAGGTGAAGGGTGAGGCCCGGATCAGCGCCTGGTCCGCGGTCGGCGACGTGAACGCCGCCGAGAACGTGACCAGCTCGATGGCCGTACTCGGGATCCTGCAGATGTCGTGGCTCCGGCTCGGCGCCTACTCCGACCTTCTGCGGCGTCAGGTGGTGCTGGAGAACGGGCCGGACACCGGTGGCCTGATCGGGCACCGGTACGGCGCTGCCGGTAAGGACGGCCACATCTTCGCGCAGAGCGAGGAGGTTCGGGCGCTGGTCGCCCTGGAGGCGTCCGAACGGGACCGGGTGGTCAAGTATGCCGAGGCTGCCCACAAGATGGGGATCTCCGACCGGCTCACCGCGCTGGCCGAGCGCTGGGGTGACGTCGTGGCCACCCGGATCTCCACCATGCTGGACGAGCTGAACCTCTCCCCTGAGCAGCAGGCGAGGGTGCCGATTCTGGTCCAGGCGCATCTCGGCACCATCGACGTGACCGCGATGGGCGGGGAGAAGACCTAGTGAGGGTCGACCTGGCGGGCAAGGTGATCAGCCGGACCCGGCTCGCCCGCTGGATCAACTCGCCGGTGGCCTGGGCTGACGAGTGCCTGAACGTCCAGCTGACCGGCTACCAGGGCGAGGTCCTGAACGCGATCGTCCAAAAGAAACGCGTGGCGTTACGAGGTCCCCACGGCCTTGGGAAGTCGTTCCTGGGCGCCATCGTAGTGAACTGGTTCGCCACCACCCGGGACCTGGTGGGGCTCGAATGGAAGATCATCACCACCGCCTCGGCGTGGCGGCACCTGGAGGTCTACCTCTGGCCGGAGATCCACAAGTGGGCGGACCGGATCGACTTCGCCACGCTGGGCCGGGCGCCGTACAACCCGCGGACGGAGCTGCTGGATCTGCGCCTGAAGCTGAACCACGGCGCGGCCACCGCGGTGGCCAGCAACACCCCTGAGCGTATCGAGGGCGCGCACGCCGACGAGCTGCTCTACCTGCTGGACGAGGCCAAGATCATCCCGCCAGCCACCTGGGACTCCGTTGAGGGCGCCTTCTCCGGCGCCGGAACGGACACCGCGCAGAACGCCTACGCCCTGGCCATGAGCACCCCGGGCCCGCCGTCCGGCCGCTTCTACGACATCCACCGGCGGGCGCCCGGCTACGAGGACTGGTGGACCCGGCACGTCACGCTGGCGGAGGCCATCGCCTCGGGGAGGATCTCGCGACTGTGGGCCGAGCAGCGGCGGCTGCAGTGGGGCGAGGACAGCGCGGTCTACCACAACCGGGTGCTGGGGGAGTTCCACGCCAGCGACGAGGACAGCGTCATCCCGCTGGCCTGGCTGGAGGCTGCGATCGAGCGGTGGTACGACTGGGACCGGGCCGGTCGTCCTTCCCCGGGTGGGCCGCTCTGGACCGGGATCGACGTCGGCCGGGGAGGTGACGACTCGGTGCTCGCCCTGCGTGACGGCTGGGCGATCACGCTGACCGGCAACCGGCGGCGCGACACCATGAGCCAGGTGGGCGAGGTCCAGGGCCTGGCCGGGCGCGCGATCGTGGACGTGATCGGCGTGGGCGCCGGTGTGTACGACCGGCTCCGCGAGGTGGGCGCGCGGCCGCTCGCGTACACCGGCTCAGGCAAGACCGGTCACCGGGACCGGTCCGGCAAGTACGGGTTCGTCAACGTCCGGAGCGCGGCCTACTGGAACCTGCGCGAGCTGCTGGACCCGGCGTATGAGCCGGTGCTGGCGCTGCCTCCGGACGACCTGATGATCAGTGACCTGACCACTCCGACCTGGGAGATCACCTCCGGGTCGCCGCCGAAGTACAAGATCCTGGCGAAGGACAAGGTGGTGGAGGTGCTCGGCCGGTCGTCGGACCGGGGAGATGCCATCGCCATGGCCATGTGGGCGGATCTGCACACCGGGATCGGGTCGTTCGTCCAGCCGGTGGGCTCGCTCCCCAGTACCGGCCTCTCGCCGCTTGGCCGTGGCCTCCGGTAGGCTCGGCTCCAAGCCGGTGAGAGGCCGGTGGTTCAACCCCGAGACGGGAGACGGCGCGATGCCTTCTGAAGTGATCCGCGGCCACGACGTGAACGTACGTGTGAGCTGGGGAAACGACGAGTCCGACGGCACGGTCCAGGTAGTGACCCAGGCTGCCACCCGCGAGGGTGTGGAGGATCCGACGGCTCGGATCGTCCGCATCGTCAACGACTGGCTGAGCGATGCCGGAGAGCCGACCATCGACCTGGCCAAGCTGAAGGCCGCGATGCCGTACGAACCTGGTTTCGACGGTTGGTGGGCGATGCTGGACAACTGGAGCGACTGTAACCGGCTGGTCAAGGTCCTGCAGCGGGCACGTGACAGGGCGTTCGGGCCTCCGGCCTGAGCTGCGGATTCGAGAAGTCGTGACCAAGCTGTGGTACCGGGTCAGGAAGATGGCCGCCGCGATCCGCGAGGCTGGCCGGGAGGTGCAGCGCACCGAGGCACAGCTCTGCTGGGCCTGCGGGTTGAGCCGGTGCGGGGACGGGGTCTTCATCAATTCCTGTCCGTGCTGCCGGGTCAATCACCTCATCCCCTGATTGTACCTTGACGTCATGACTGTTAAGGTTGCCGCGGAGCACACGATTCCAACGAGAGGGATGACATGCTGAACAGGACCAAGCTGCTCTTGGCCGCGGTGGTGTTCGCCGCCGGGCTCGGCTTCGTGACCCAGACCTCCGCCCAGGCGACCACGCCGGTGGCGGGCAACGAATGGAACGCCGTCCGGCCCCCGCTGCTGGTGGGCGACGCGCCGAGCATCGGCACCGCTGACTGCCTCATCGGCTACGCCTGCGGGTGGACCGGTGTCGGCGCGACCGGCCGCATCTACCAGTGGACTGCCGGGTACATCTGGCAGGAGGACGGTTTCCCGCTGGCGGGCCGGTCCGACAACGCCTTCCGGTCGCTCTACAACAAGAGCGGAAGCGTCATTCGGTACTGGGACAACCACAACTGCACCGGCAACAACTACTGGACGATGCAGCCGGGCGAGTCGGACGCGTCGCTGGGCATCTACAACGCCGTCATCAGCAGCGTCAACACGGTGCCCGGGCGCACCGGCGGTACGTGCTGATGGCGCGACACGATCCTGACCCCTGCCCACCACGGCCGAGACCGACACCCGGCAGCGGCGGGAAGTAGACGTGGAAGAAGGCCTCTCCGGGTTCTCCGGCGAGGCCTTCTCCATGCCCGCGACCAGAGTAGGGCACCAGGTCTCGTTTGACACCTTACAGTGATGACGGTAATGTATCGGGAATGACCGAACAGGATACGAAGAACACGTCTCGTGACCATGTCCGTGCGGCGATCCACTGGGACAAGATCGTCACGATCATCAGCGTGGTCAACCCGCTGGTGGCCATCCCGCAGATCGTCAAGCTGTGGCAGGACCGGGAGGCGGCCGGTGTCTCGACACTGTTCCTCCTCCTGATCTTTCTCGTGCAGGCCGGGTTCTCCCTGCACGGCTACTTCCTACGAGACCGGTTCCTGACCGTCAGCAACGGTGCCGCTGCGCTGATGACGGTGGTGGTGATCGCGTCGGTGCAGCTGGTGCGCTGATTGACAGTCGAGTGTCAAGCCCTGACCTGAACGGGTCAGGGCTTCCTCGTGCCCGACGCCGGGTAGACCATATGAGACAGGAGGTGATGCCCCGTGGTCAGCTCAGCGGGTGGTCGCAAAGGGTTCGTCTACAGGTCCCGGCACCGGGCGTACAGGGCGCTGAGGCGCAAGGGGAAGAGCAAGACCGTAGCGGCGAAGATCAGCAACGCGGGCAGGTCACACGCCCAGCGCAGCCGGATGGCGCGTAAGGCCGCGCGCACCCGGCGGTCCAAGCGCTGAAGCTGTTACTGTGAAGTTGACAGGAGGGAGAGGAGTATGGCTGCTTCACAGAACGGCTGGCCGGTGGTCGCCAAGATCTCGTGTGACCTGGGACCGTTCGAGGGCGTGATGTTCCCGAACGGCATCCTGAGAGGTGACGTCGCGACCATCGCCCGGTGGCAGATGCGCCGCTACAAGGCCACCGTGGAGTCGATCGTCCCGGGCACCTGCTGGGGCTGGGACCCGAAGAAGATCCAGGGCTCCGACCAGTGGTCCAACCACGCCAGCGGCACCGCGTGGGACATCAACGCGCCGGAACACCCGATGGGCCCGCCGACCGGCTCGAACATGACCGCGCGCGAGATCGCGGCGTGCCACGCCATCGAGGCGGCGTCGGGGGGCACGTTGCGCTGGGGTGGCGACTTCAGCCGCCCCGACCCGATGCACTGGGAGATCATCGGCTCCCGGGCCCAGGTGGCCGCTTTCGCGGCCTCGATCAGAGCTGGAGAGGACGATATGACACAGGCCCAGTTCAATGTCCTGATGGACGCCTGGTGGACGACGCGGATGGATTACCTCGCGTCCACCCCCAGCAAGGCGCTGAAGCAGCTCCGTGTCGCCCCGTGGCAGCAGGGCGCCGGTTCGGGCGGGAGTGAGCCGAGCACGTTGACGGTGATGTTCCTGATTCGAGACGCCGTGAACCGGCTCAGCGGCGTCGACGTGGACGAGAACGCCATCGTGACCGGCCTGCTCGCCACGCTCACGCCACAGGCGATCGCGGCCGCGCTGCCGGAAGAGATCGCCGACGCGGTAGTGGACGAGATCCACGCCCGCACGGCTTAGGGGGAGAGGGAAAATGAGGATCTTCGGCCGGGAACCGGCTTTGTGGCTGGCGCTGATCGGCGCCGGTCTCACCTGGGGTGTCAGCCTCGGCCTGGACTGGCTCAACGCCGGTCAGGCCACTGCCATCGTCACCTTCGTCACGGGCGTGGTCATCGCGCTCACCACCCGCCCGGTGGCTCCGGCGCTGTTCGTGGCCGCGACGGCCGCCGGTGCGGCGATGTTCGCCGAGTACGGGCTCCAGTGGTCCGACGCCGCGGTGACCGGCCTGGGCGGGATCATCCTCGCCGGGTTCGCGCTGCTGGGGATCCGCGATCAGGCCACGCCTCAGGCGGACCCGCGGTCGATCCAGTAGGCTGCCGGGAAAACAGAAGGAGCCCCCGCCGGTTCGGCGGGGGCTCCTTCACTCGTCAGACCCTGTACTTCGCAAGAGTTCGGACTGTAGCAGTTCTGCTACTTCCTGCCCTTACCGCTCTTACCTTTGCCGAAGAGTGCGGCCGTGGCCTTCCAGAGGATGGTGCCGGTGCTGGTCCGCTGGGTGACGTTCAGAGCCTTGGGCTTCTTGCCGCCGGTGCGCCCGTTGCCGGTGCTCGGCGACCCCGCTCCGCTCGACTCGCTGTGCCTGGGCATTCTCTCCCCATTCCTGCAGCTCCGTGCTGCTCGGTGATAACCTTACAGGCATGACATCTAAGTGTCAATTCCAGTCGGTCCGATCACGTGGACGACGCGTCCCGGACGGGGAAGCGGAAACAGCCGCTGCATTACGCGATCGCCCGGGTCATGCCGATGGCGAAGCACCTGGATGTGCCGCCACCACGGCAGACCACGGCCGGGCCCGGTTCCCGGGATCACGTCGCCGGAGGACCGGGAGGCTTCCGGCCCCGTTTGGGTGTCTGGGTGCTCCGGCGCGGCGCCGGTTGCTTCGGCGTGGCCGGTGGCACGGTGCGCCGCTTCCGCGGCTTCTTGGGCTTGCCGGACCCGAAGATGCTCACTCAGCCTCTAACCGGCCATTCAGTGACGTTCGACGGCGCGTCCGTGCAGAGGGCCTTGACCCAGTCGGGTGCCGACTCGATCTTGTGTCGGCGGCCGCCCCATTTCTGCCAGTCGAACTCGACACGAACGCCGGACGAGGTCTTGCCGCTCTGAAGCACCAGGTATCCGCTCACCGTCGCGCACCGCTGCTCCCGGTCACCGATCTACAT